CTCGTTACCATCATCTATTGGTAACCTTAAAAACCTTATGTATATTGATTTGGAGGGTAATCGTTTAAACTCAATACCAGAATCAATATTCAAACTTAAAAAACTTAAAGAACTTAAATTGTCTCAAAATTATTTAGAATCGGTACCACGACAAATCGGTAACCTTAAAAATCTTATGTATCTTGGATTGGCTGGTAATAAATTAACATCGATACCAAAAGAGATTGGTAAGCTTAAAAAACTCGATGTACTTTTTTTAGGATTTAATAAGTTAACCTCGTTACCAGATGAGATCGGTCGTCTTCCAAACCTGACATCCATTTATATACATAGTAACCCAAACCTTAGAATTATACCAAAATCACTTGATCGATCTGGTTTAAGAATTACTAAGAGTAGTTGGTCACGTTTTGAACATATACCACTTAGACCTGTACAACGTAGAAACGTACCCCTAAACACTAATCGTAACGATCATATATCTGGGCATATTTTTATTGTCGGTAATAATGCCTTAAACCTCGGATACAATAGGTACTTAACTGAAAAATCACTTCTAAACTGGATAAAAACGAAAAATAATAAAACTAATATCACTAATATTAACACTTTATACAGTCTTAGCCCAAATACAAATATCGTTGTAAATCCGTTTACACGACAACCACTATTGAGGAAAAACTTAAATTTCGTCAAGTTTGTAAAACCAAACAAACCAAACACACCGAACACTCTCGCGAAAAACCTAAACAAGACGAAAATAAATAACACACCAAACACACCAAATACGATAAGAAAAAAGGCGGGTAACGCCGCTCAGAGTAGACGTACGAATGTCAATAATAATAACTAATCATTTTTTATACACAAACCTAAATTTACTATACAAATCCGAAACCGGGTTCCCTTTAAGATCTTCCCACAGTGTTAAAGTAAACCCCAAATTTTCCATTCGCGTGAATAACATATCTTTATGCGCTATAGGTTCGACTTTTGGTCCGTCGGCATAATACGGCGTATCGGCTAAATGGACGTATAACTTTTCCCCAAAGTTCCCCGAACTCGTATGTTTCATTAGAAAGTAGTTCCCTAACTCATCTTTTACGGGCGTATTCATGATAATCTTATCGGAATTTGGTATGATCCCTATGAATTGACCCCCGGGTTTAAGTCTATTTTTAATTGCTAATAAAGACGTCTCGAATAACTTGGGTGATTCGAATATATAGTGTAACGCAAAGTTATAACATACGACGTCGTATTTCCTTTGTGGACACGCAAATATATCACCTTCATAAAAATTGACGCGTATTTTCATGTTCTTTGCGCGTGACTTAGCCTCCTCAAGTGAATCTGGGTTTGGTTCACACATACTTATGTTTGCACCAGCGTGTTTCCATTTTTGGAGATCACCACCGAATCCACATCCTACATCCAAAATACTATCGCCTTCACGGGTAGCCGATTGGATGAGGAGACGCTTAGACTCGTTATGGTACTTGCGTATCTCCTCCATTTATTTATAATGGTTTTTCCTTTTTAAATTGAGTTAACTAAGGTTTTAAAATAATTATTTAATTATTAACTAATAAACTATTATTCGATACTGTTATATTTTGCAATTGTGATTTGAAAATAACAAGAAATCCTCTGTAACATCTTTCCTCGGGTGTAGAACATTTATCTAAATGTACGTGCGATATACCTCTTTGTTTACACTTTATTAAAATATTTTCTAAATTTGAAAACCTGATTTCAGTCTTGTTGTGTTTTCGAAAGATTTCTTCGCGAGAAACATCGTGATAAATAAGAATTCCGTTATTCGATAAAATACGATCGTATACATAATCAAACCATTTATCGGTATTCCAATGGTCTGCATCAGAAAAAATAAAATCAAACGATTTGTTACACGAGAATAAGAATTCCTTTTCGTCAGACTCGACGATATCGATATACTCTTCCAGTTCCTGAATATGTGTAGGTTTATTACCTTTCCAATCGATCCAATTATCAACCAATGTCAATTTTTTTAAATTTTCATTTTTTTTAAGAGCTTTTATTAAAACTACTGTAGTTTTACCACTACCTACACCCATTTCTAAAACATTATCAGGTTTATGACTCCTTATTAATCCGTATACGAGGTCTAAATGACAATCGTCTACAGCCACATTTAAAAATGGGTTATCATCAGATGTTATAGTTTTAAATTCCATATGATTAAATATGGATAAATTCTTTAAACACGTTGAAAGAAAATTAGTAAATTTAAACGAGTAAACTAAGTCTTAAAATAAAATATCAGACTATATAAATGGCACCCAAAAGAAAAACTGTTAAAAGTATCAAGGAATCACCAACAAAAAGTGTAGTTAAAAACTCTAATGCATGTTCGTGTTCAATAGGAAGTTACAATAATGATATGTATAACGGAAAGAGGAGAAAACAAACTAACATTAAAAATTTTTTTAAAAAAACAACAAAAAAAATTAATAATCAAGGATCCGCGATTAGAGAACCAACTCTACAAGATAGACGTGAAAATTATCATAAAAAGTTTGGTAATCAAATTATTAATTATTCTACATCAAAACGAAATTCCCTTTCACTATCACAGAATAATAAGGCTAAAATGAAAAAAATTAAAGAATTAGAGAGGAAACTAGCATTTCTATTAGCGCAGAAGGCAAAGAAAGAAGCTAATAAGAAGGCAAAGGAAGAAGAAAACCGTAATACAAAAGAAAATAATAAAATAATAAATCGTATGATTAACAGTTTTATAAAAAATAAATAATATTGGTTTATATAAATGCCACCTAAAAGTTCTTTCATCGCGGGAACTCCTAATAAGCAAAATAAAAGAAAAGAAGTTAAAAAACCAAATACAAAACTTGAAACAGTATCTTTTAATAAATTAATAAAGGAAATATTACAAGAAAAGGAAAAATCTAAACAACGACGAAGACGATTACAATTTAACTCTAATTCAAAACCAAAAAAATAATCACATTTTATAGAAACAGAAACCTAAATTTTAAATTAATGTAAATCCAATATCTTTAGGTTTAATTTCTTCACTAAGTTTCCAGTTCCATAAATAGTAATTATTATCACCCGTCCCTTTCACGAATTTATGTTTAACGAGTTCTTCTTCGTCTACACCTATATCTGTACAGTTGTATACATCGAAACCTCGGTTACGCGCCATCATTATTGCGTCTTTTAAAGAATCGCCAATATTATACAATTTAAAAGCTTGGTTGATTTTTATACCTGATTTTTCGTGTATATAAGGAAGACTACAGAAACAAACGAATTTATCTTCGTCGTCACTCAAATACGAATAAATTATATTTTCACGCGGTAGTAACCACTTTCTCACATATATTTCATCAACCTCTATAGATATTTTAAATTGTTCGAAGTATTTTTTTAACATTCGCGTTACTCTAGGTACATCTTTTTTCGTCATGTCTCTTAAATAACTATTACCAATTAGTTTATGAGGTCGCTCGTTTGAATCTGATGAAAACCCCACTTTATACAAATTTTTTACATTTATGAGTCTATGCCAAGTTCTCGCGTTTGCAAAAGGTGTAGGTAATCGTTTACAAGCCGTGTATATAGCTTGCCAAATATCAATATCGTGTGCCTTTCGTGTAATTTCGTTTATGAGTAAAGGTGCAAACCCCTTGGATCTTGAATTCTTATCGACACACAAAAAATTTATTTGTAACATTTTTTTAATTGTTTTGTTTATACGAATTTTACTAATAATAGCAGTTATACATCCTTCAATTTTTTTCGTTTCTTTATTTCTAATAGTTATAATCCAATCTTCATTTACTGCGATTTTTAAAAGTTCCAATTCATATTCAAAATAGTAATTAGAATCACGAAGATAATGATCTTTTAGAAACGCGTGAAGTTCATATAAATTACACGTACTCCATTCGTATTGTTCGTCTAATTTTATACTTTTAAATTTTATTTTATCTATTTCACCTTCTTTTTCGTTAATAACATTATTTTGAGGAACTGGTTGTTTATCCCACCACTTATGTATACTCATGTTATTTAAAATAGGCTTAAAGTTTTTAACCTATTTTACAATATATAAAATGTCACTCGAACAAGATTACACGACCGTACCAGGACAGGTTTTTGCATGTCTCTCCATAGTTGGACCAGAAGCACCTCAAAAAAACGATAAGTTTGGAATTAAAATTAGAGGTACATTTAACTCACGTGATGAAGCAGCGTCTCACGCTAAACGTCTTCAAAAAGAAGATTCGACCTTTGATATTTACGTTGTTGATATGTATAAATGGCTCTTGATTCCACCCGACCCGGCTCAAATTGAGGATGCACATTATGCGGATAGTAAGCTCGAGGAACTCATGCAAGGGTATAAGGAAAATCAAGCACAAGCTGCAGCTATGTTTGCCGAACGTAAGCGTGATATGGCGGCTATTAAATCACCTGATTCCGATACATATTTTAAGACTGGTGATGAGAATTCTAAATTTTATACGAAACCAGACGAGGCTCCGATCAGTCACCCAGCTGAAATTCTCGAACGCCTTCAAAAGGAAAAACCAGACGAGGATATGGAAGAACTCGTAAAGGAGGCGGATGCGATTGTTGCACAAGAAATTAAGGATAGAACTGAACAACGCGAAAAGGATGCTAAAGAGGCCAAGGAGAAACAGGCTAAGGAACGAGGGTTTGAATCGGTTGAAGATATGGAAAAGTATGACGATGAACAGATATTGAAGGAAATTGAGGAAAATGAAAAGAAGGCTAGGGAAGAATTGGAAAAAAAGGCTAAGGAACGGGAATTTGAATCAGTTGAGGCCATGGAAAAATATGATGCTGAACAGTTAACCATGGAAATAGAAGCTAAAAAATCACAAGTTGAAAATTCGGTTGAAGCTCAGGTAACAGAAAAGACTGACGATGGTGAAGAAGAGGAAGTTACGTCAAAAAATAATGAAAACGACGAACACGAACAATAAATATTAAATTAATTAATTTTGTTATATAACTATAAGTATGTTGAGTATTACATTGAACATAATCACCATTATTATAGTACTAGTTGTAGTTGGTTTACTTTTCAGATTGTATACAGATAAAAAAAGTAAAACAGATACAGAGACGGTATCGTCAGATTTAAAAAAAAACCCTTCGAACTCAGACGAAGGTGAAGTTCAGGAAGTTACTGCTTCTGATGTTATTTATGATACAGTTACAGATCCACTCGTCGTAAGCCGGGCGTATTTTACGGAAACGGGATACGGCGAATTGGGTGATTTTAAAGGTCTACAAGCACAACTTTCCAATACATATTGGATACATGGTAAACTTATCCCGGCCTCAGAATAACTGGCTGCATAGTTTTACCCATAAAAAAACCAAGTAAAAAAGCTACAAAAATTATAATATACCCAGTTTTATCTAAATTTGAAAATATATCATTTTTTTCATTTTGCATTTGATGTGGGTGATGTGCGTAAATTTGTGGAGGCGGAATATAATATTGTTCGTTATTTTCCGGTTCCTGTTGAATATTTTCACTTTCGTTAGAGAACGTGTCCTTATATTCATCTGCATTGTATTGGATTGGTGTTCCTACGTCCGATTCCATTTATAAATTTTAAATTTATTTTTTTAAGCCAGTTATTACTCATCTTCATCTTCATCTTCATCTTCATCTGAGAAATCTTCGTCGTCATCTTCATCTTCAACAACAAAACCTTTTAAATTACCATTTTCATCACCATCTGATAAATCATCATCTTCTTCTTCCTCGTCTTCATCATCTTCTTCATCATCTGTACAAAAATCTTCGTCATCGCTTTGGAGTAAATCTACGTCAGAATTATATTCGTCTTCTCTAAAATCATCCTCTACATCTTCTTTTAATTCTAAGCGTTGAGGCTTTTTTGAAATTCTTCCTGATCGAGTTCTAACACCGTTTGACATTATAGATTAATAGTAGACAATTCTTTTAAGTATTTTACTCATTTACTCCTTTAGTTGATTAATTTCTTCTCTAATGTGTAATTCATTAAAGTGTACTACAATTTTAACGGATAAATCATGTAATTTATCCTGAATATCTGTGTCTCCTGATACGACATTAAGTCCTATTTCTTCTAAATTGTTAATCGCACGAGTTAGTAACTTTTTTGATACTTCAACATGACTTCTGTATTCTAAAGCCATGTTTATGTTTGCGATAAATTCTTTATAAACTGTTGGATTTATTCCTGAGTATTTATGGGTTTCTTTTATTATATTTTGTATATCGGTTGTATTTGTTTCTTTTTTGAGTAGAGTAGATATTGTGTAAATTACAAGTGCCAATAGTAAAAGAGCTATCATTCTATAATTTAGTTGCTATTTTATCTGTGAGTAAATGTTTACGACAATCACATTTACACTTTTGTTCTAATACCTTTTTTACTATTTCAAAATTCACGTTAATTTCTTTACATTCTGGACACGTGTAGTTGGTATGTATTAAATATTTTTTTATACCCTTTTTCTTATCAATTTTTTCTATTTTACATTCTGTCTGTAATTCGAATATATTTTTTAAAATAAACTTGTTTAGTAGCGTTTTAATATCATTTTCACTTATTTTTGTGTTGGTATCAACTTGTTTAGGTAATTTCTGCATATACTTTTCTATTTTACCTTCTTTGTAAAGTGCCTTTTTGATTTTTGGTGATAATTGATGCCTTTTCCCTGTAAAATCTTTACAAAACCCAAAATGTCTCATTGTATCAGTAGTTGAAAAGCATTTTTGTGCTATAGTATCTCCTAATATATGAAACCATACGTGATTAGAATTATGATTACATTTTTTATTTTCACAATAAAATGAATTTGTTGAAACAAGAAACTGGTTTTTATTTTCATAAATTTTTGTTATTCTTGATAAATTTTGACCTTCTAAATTTTTTCTTACAAATTCTTCTATAAGACTAATAGCTTCCTGATCTTTGAACTCGTTTTTTATTTCGGTTGTTGTAAAATCTCCTTCTTGTTTTTTTACACTTCCTTCAATTATGACTGGATCATCTCTTTCTGTTCTTAATGTTGCCATTTGCATAATTTTAACATTTGCTATGTTTCCTTCTATTGCCTCTAACATACTAGAAGGTCCAAATCTGTATATAAAAATGGGTTTGTATTCACTTTGTGTTTCTTTACCTGTGTGATTACATTTTACACAACCCTGACCCGAACACGCCTCGTGTTTACCTTTTTTATATGACCATGGCATACGAAACCCACTTCCTTTAGTTTTTCTTTCAGAACTACCGTATACAGATATATCAACTATATCACTCCAATCTTTCGACCCATATACCAAATTTAATGTGTTTATGACGTGTTGACGAATGGCTAATGCTGATGATCTATTAACAACGAAACCTGGCCAATTTATATGAACACCCGTTTTTATAAGGTGACCTACCGGTTTTGGTTCCGCTACGGAAATTAAGGCCTCTTTACTACCGAATTTCGAAACCTTATCGCATATAACTCTGCACACACTTTCGAGATCAGAAAATGACATTTCATCTTCATCTTTATAGTCGAGATCTACAAAAAAGTTATAATTATCTGTTTTCTGTTCAACGACGAATATTTTTTCACCATTATTATATCCTTCTACATACTTTTCGTAAAAATCATTCAATCTATCAAATGGCACGGAAAGGACACCACCGTCCATGAGCACATGTGATAAATTGGATCCGTTTGAGAAACCCTGTTCTCTACACCATTGTTTAAACATGATGTATACTTACCAATTATTAGTTTTATTTTTTTATATTCATTAATCACTATCGTAATGGTGACGCCAAATTGACTTTCTAAATGAAACTTCTGGATACTGTTCCTGTTCTGATAAATTTTTTTTAAGTACTAAAAGTTCATAAACTTTATCTTCATTATGAAGTTCTGCATACCTTTCTGCCTTTTCACTGGTATATCCGTGTCTTTCAATAAGGAGTTCTTTTATCTGCGATAAAATATAAGCTTTAGACTTCATTATTTAATAGAAAAGGTTTTTCTATTCAAAGAAGTTACACACGCGTAAAACTCCGGATTATTGAGTACGTTTTTTACTATTCTATCCCACTGTTTCTTTGTGTTAAATTCAGTTAAAGTTTCAAAATTCATAAAATCATTTTCGTCAAATGTTCGTTTAATTGGTAATTTTTGTATTTTTTTTAAATTTGTTTTCATTTTTTCATCGTTAAATTTTTTAATGAGGTCACCCTGTTCCTGTTGTGTATAATTTACGAAAAATATGAACACGTTATATTCTAAATCGACCCCTGGGCTTTCTTTTACTATAAACTTAAAATCTGAGTATTCACCCTTTTTAAGTGAAACTACTCCCCTGGTTTCTTCTTCGAGCTCTCTTAAAGCACATCGTATGGGATTTGGTATTTCTCTGCGTCTACACCCTCCTGTCACGAAAATCCAATCTTTGAATCTTCGATCTCGAACAGTTAGAAACTTTGGTTTAGAACCCGTAAATGTTACGGGAATAGCAATGGCTTTATATTTCTTCATTGCGCATTTGCAAGTTATAATTTAGCGAGATGATTATTCTGAAGATTCTTCTTCGCTATCTTGATTTTCATCAATTTCTTTAGCTACTTGGGTTTCATTTTCTGTTGTTTTTTTAGTTGGGATTTGACACTGAGATTTTTCTGGTCTGGGAAATGCTGGTCTGGATAAAAATGAAGCTAATTTTCCATTAAACCCCTTAACATTTTCCATTTCTTCTTTAGTTGTTTTGAGTTCTTTATACATGTACAAAGTTAATGCTATGCATAACAAAACACCGATTGCTGTAACGGTTTCACGATCAAAAGTAAACATTATATATTAAGTTTTACAATCATGTTTTTAAGTATGTATAATCGCACCCATATGAGAACCTTTTTCCTTGGGACACTCGTACCCTTGTTGAGCAAATTGAATCTCCTGGAAATGACCTTCTTTACACTCCGCGTTTTGAGTGGGTTTTTGTTGTTTCTGGTCGACGAGATGATTCAAAGTTCCGGACTTAGGATCGTACGTAATAATAAAAATAAAAGCTGTAAGAAAAACTAATTGCCAGAACATTTATAATAAGTGGCTAAAATTAAATTAGTTCGAGTACATCAAACCACCCATACCGTTTTCAATACGGAGGATGTTGTAGTTGACACCATAGACATTATCTTCGAAAGTATCGCCTTCAACAACGAGTCTCGCGGAATCGAGTCTACTGAAATTGAGCGAACCAGTTGGTTGGAGCTTGGATGTATCGAGACAGAATGGAACCAATAAAACATCGTTACTCGCCGCGGCGTTTTGCGTGTGGTAGTAAACTGGTGTGTACGTAAAGTGTGGTCTGACAGATTTGGCATCAGAAACGTCCGTACCGTTAATTTGCAATTTCATCTTAGCAGTCGTGAGAGCACCAGTTGTATTTTTGGCGACCAAATACTTCATTGGGTGGTTGAAGCTGAGTTCTTGGATCCCCGATTTGGAAGCAATAGCTTTTTGGGTTTGTGTGACAATCATATTTTGTGGTGTAGACGAAATAGACATACGTTCATCAGTATCGAGATGGATGAATTGTGCGTACACTTCCATATCATCTACGGCCAATGAACCCCACGTAATTCTCAATTCAACATCATGGTACTGAAGCGCGACCAATGGGAGCGCGGATTGGGCGTTTTCGCAAAACGAAAACCTGAGTGGGACATAATAATCTGTAGACGCGTTATAGTTGCTTTTAGAGCTCGTTTGATTCATCACAACTGGTGCAAGATCGGTCATAAATTCAGATTCTTGCGTGTCGATGACTTGTCCACCGATTAAAAGTTCAACTTTACTGACATAGTCTTTCAAATTTGGTGTTCCGTTGGCTCTGCTCGCAACATAGACGTATCCGAGCATATCACCTTTACGCTCGAACCTAACAGTGGACATACCACCAGTGGCAGGGTTGCCCTGGACAACTTGTCTTTCGACAGTTTGGGCAAAGTTTGTGTGACGTTTATAGTTGGACCTGAAAAAGGAAACTTCGGGTTGACCGACGAGGTGCGCATCTTGGGCACCGATTGCAACGAGTTGGGCTATACCTCCAGACATATTTTATATTATACTAAGGTTTTTTATTTTTAAGCCCATGTATAATATGAAAGATTCTATAAAAACAAATTACGCTGCTGTAAAAGCTATTGCGTTCATGTATATTTTTTCCGCACCTGATGCACCTATTTTCGATACGGTCAAAAGACCATGACCGCTCTGGGATATGGAAACATCGGTCGTAAATGCTATAAAATCGATACCAGATGTTATCGTTTTTAATACTTTTCTATCTGATCCCGATGCTAAGAGTGGTACAACGACCTGACCCCCGCTTGGTAAATTTGATATAGAAAGTATGGCGACGTCTGCGTCTATTGTTGTGAGTGGAGCTGTACCATAACTTTTGTTTTTGCAATCTATCGTGAGTGTACCTGTCCCTGTTGTAAATGAAGAGGCAATTTGTGTATTTGTAAGCTGGAGGTTTTGTGAGACGGTATTACCTGTTACAAGTACGTCGTTTGTTATATATGCATCTGCACCTATATGTACATCTGCACCTATTTTTATGTTATTTGTTATAACAACCGCGTTCGATGTTCCTGTAAACTGAACAATATTTGAAGTAACATTTGCACCTGCACCTGATGAACACACGTCATCCAAATTGAACGGTGATGCGGCGACGTGAAGAGCACCTATAGTAATGTTATCGGCTGATATATTACCAGTTACCGTGAGTACGTTAGATTCGTAGGTATTAATTGTTAGGTTAGAAACCCCACTTGGACCTCCTGCGGGACCTGGACCTATAGTCACATTTGCGGCATTTTCGTGAATGTTGTCGAATGTTGAACCACCTTTACCCCCTGAATCAAAAATTTCTATTTCACCACCATTGTATTTTATAGCTAATACGTTTGTTGTACCTGCCGGTGTTTCCCAATCTGGGTCGAGATTTATCGCATTTTCAACTTTAAACGATTGTCTTGATGATGCGGACGATTTAAGTATAAGTTCGGTTGCGTAATCAATTTTCTTACCGGTATTAATCGTAATATTATCACCCGTATATAAACCTCCTGAAAACTGGATGACGTTCGACGTAATGTTTGCGGATGTAGGTCCATTATTTACGATCGATTCGAGGTTTGATGAAACGTCGTCCCACGCTATACCACTAGCATTACTTCTAAGGAATTTTTTAGTAGCATCTGTATTATAAGGTGAAAGTTTAGTCAAAGCAGTTCCAGACGCTGGACCTAACAACAATTCGTTTTCTGCTACAGAAGTTAAACCGGTACCACCTTTATTGATTAATATTTGCGAACTAAAATTATCGGGATTAAGTTCTGTAATATTCCCACCGCGTCCTTTTAGTGTATGAGCTTCTACTACACCCGCCGTCGTGACATTACCCGCTAAAACGTTACCCCAAACATTTGCGGTAATGTATCCAGAACCGTTATATGGTGAAATAGTCGTATCTGTAGATGCATCTCTGGTAAAACATATTGTATATTCATTTGGTAAAGATGCACCTAAGTAACCCGCAAATACGTTTGCGGTTGGTCTTGCCATGTGTTGACCCATATCCATAGTGTCTCCACCTGATACCTGATCATTTCCGGATGCAACCCCGAATATCTTATCTGTTATAAAATGATCTGTTATATGTTCGTGTGTAGTATTACCTTGTACTGTTAAGTTACCACCAATAACGACGTTTGATGATATACTCGTAATTTTATCGGTATCATTGTAACTTATTTTACTACTTTTGAGTAACTTTGAGCCCGAATCTAAATACGGAATAAACGTATCATTTATTTGACTACCACTTCCAATCGTTATATCTTTGGTTTTTATACCTTGACTAAATTGGAGTATATTTGATGTAATGTTTGCGGTTGCTGGTCCATTACTTACGATAGATTCAAGGTTTGAAGAAACCTCTGACCATGTGGGTATATCATTAGTCCCAAGTTTAAGAAATTTACCTCTATCAGAATCATCTCCCGCTCTTATTAATCTTCCTAAAGTATTATCAGAATCGTGATTACCATATAATATATCACCTTTTGTGATTATTTTGTGTCCCGTACCACCACTTGTCGATGCAATAGGAATATTTGTACTTACAAATTCTTCTGCGTAAACGTTTGTTTCTACAACAATGTTACCCGTGGTCATTAAACTCGTTGCTTCATTTCGAAATTGAATGGTATTTGATGTAATATTTGCGGTTGCTGGTCCATTACTTACGATCGATTCGAGGTTTGAAGAAACCTCTGACCATGTGGGTACATCATTAGTCCCAAGTTTAAGAAATTTACCGACATCTTCATTAGAACTCGCGGGATCGAGTTTTCCGAGTGAATTATCCGACTTACCGTAAAGTATTGCACCGGACTCATAAGTAGCGTATCCCGTACCACCACTTGTGGATAAAATAGGTGAAGTCGTGCTAATTGAAGTTGCTGAAATTATACTTGCTGAAATTGTATTAGAACCCGCAATTTTACCTAAAAAAGATCCGTGTGTTGTATCTACCTGTACGTTACCCAGAGTTTTAATACCCGTTATTATGTTTGACGATTCAATTGGTATAGATAAAATGTTACCATCTAGTTTTCGAGAAACAACGTCCATGGTAATATTATCCAAAAGTGAACCGTCACCAAGGTATTTTTGGGCGTAAACGTTACCCGATGTCCAAAACGCATTCGTTGATTGTGTTGGAACGTTTATTTTAACAGAACTTGGGTCGTTTCCTAAACTTATGGTATCTGTTGGTACTAGGTTACCTGCCAATCCTAGGGTGGTCCCCGTAAACCGCGTCGAGTGTGTCCTCCCACCGGTTGTAATATAAGCTGGGTTAGTACCAGTTTGAACACCATCAATGGTAATATTCGTACCAGATATAATTCTTTCTGATTTAGATGTACCTTTAACGTCTAGTAAAGTAGTGCCTGAACCACACATAAAAATTTTATCCTTTACGGAAAGGGCGTGTGTGGGTGCACTATTTGAAATACCAACATTTGACGTTGTTATAAAACCTGTTGTAGAATTAGTAAACTGGATTGTGTTTGAAGTTGAATTACCTCTAGCAGTTGCTTCTTGTAAAGTAATACCACCTAAAAGGGATGTTTTAACACCAGAATCTACAACTTCCTTTGTAGTTGAATTATATGCAAAAAAGTTTGCATTTTGGACATCTTCAACTCTGAGAGGTGAAATATAAATGGACCCTGAATTGGGTGTACTAATTTCAGTATTAGACGCATTGAAAACAATCGTGTTTTCAGCCTGGCTATCTGAAACGTGTTTACCAAACCGGATTTTGGTAGACCGTTCGATGGTAGGTATGTTTTTAACCATTTAATATATGTAAGTATTTTTAATTGGCGTATATGAGACCAGCCATTCCATTTTCTATTCTGAGAATGTTATAATTCACGGCATATATCGGATCGTTAATTATCATGGATTGACTATGTATTTTTGCTGAATCTAATCGACTAAAATTGAGCGTTCCTGTCGGCTGGAGTGAACTCGTCGAAAGACAAAAGCAGTATAAAAAGAAATCGGGGGACGTTACGAATTGTGTGTGATAATAGTTCTGAACTTCCATAAAGTGTGGTTTTCCCCATTTATAAGGACCTATATCGAGACCGTTAATTTCTAATTTAACCTTGTTACTCGCGGACGTTAGTGCACCTTCAACGGTCGTATCAGAACACGCGAGGTATTTTACGGGGTGATTAAACGTAAGTTCTTGTGTAAGTTCTCCGGAAGGAATACTTTTTTGAACTTGTGTAATGAGAAGGTTATGGTTTCTCGAAACTATGTTACCACGTTCCTCGTTATCAAGGTAATAGTAATTTGAATAACACTCGACGTTATAATTACTTGCTTGTGATCCCCAGTGAATACGTAATTCGACTTCATGGTATCGTAAAGCAATCATTGGTAAAGCACACTGTGGACCTTCACAAAAGAAAAAGCGTAACGGGTAAAAGTACGAACGTGCGCTTATACCTGGGTGTGTACCGTTGGAACTCTTAGAAACGTTCGTTGCGAACGTATCTATGGCTATTTTTTCGGTAAAAGCTGCGTCTTGGGTATCTATAACCTGACCCCCAATGAGTAATTCGACCTTATCTATAACATTTTCCCAGTTTTGGATATCGAGTGCTTGTGTATTATCATCTAATGTGAAATACGTGTATCCTAATAAGTCACCTGATCGTGGGAATTTGATCGATGACATAGCGTTATTATTCACAACTCCTTGTATCGTTTGTTTTTCTATGGATTGTGAAAAATTAGAATGCCGTTTAAAAGTTGAGCTAAAGAATGAAATTTCTGGGTCACCCATTATGTATTTATCTTGAGCACCAATGGCGATAAGTTGAACAACACCAGAAGACATTTATATTAATAGGAGGTTTAAATTATACGTACGAAAACGCCCTGAAATAATTAATAGGGCAGGTTCTTATTTTTGCAGACGAATCTAAATATTAAACAGGTTTCTCCATCTGAAAATGATACAGCCGCACCAGTTTCGTTTAATACTTCGACATTTAATCTATCGAGTTTACGAATTGGGTTAAAATATTGTTGAATAACTGGGTATTCATTTTTAAAAACAATGCGATCTGTTCCATCTGTTACGAGGGTTCCGAAAACGCCGTTGATCATATTATCACTGGATGTATCAAGATCTGTTTTTCCTCTTTGAGAAAAAATAGTTTTCAACTCATCAATTTTGAGGTGAATGAGTTCACTCGCGTTGTGATGATCAATATGAGCTGCTATTAATTGAACCTGGACTATATTTTCGAGTGGTGTTGGAAAGTATGATGTAAATTTTTGCTTACTTGAATCAGAAATGGTATCAACTATAACTGTATGATACTCGTGTTCGAAATCGGGTAAAGTAGATTGACTAGTCACTAAAGCCATTTATATATACTGGAGATTTTACTTCATCTTATAACTCGCTTGGTCCTTGACCACTTTTTGACCCCCACAAATTCCGCCTCGACTATCGGAATAGTAGGCTGTATCGAGACAATCTTCCCTGGACTCCTGGTCGAAAAGAGATTTGTCACTTACCATTTCAATTTCAACTGGTTGGTAACCACTTTTTCTTAAGGCGCCGAGCGCGCACAAAATTAAGAATATAATCACAATTGATTTAAGTGTACTTTTATTAGTAGCGTTAAGTTTCATTTGTATTGAGTAAATATTTTTTTTATAAAGTGCGTTAAAGAAATTAGAATAGTTTCAATATAAAGATTAATGGACGGTGAGATCATCCTAAATCGAGGTGACACAAATGTTATGAAATTGGACGATAACGAACAGGCGTTAATGAATGAGATCGAAATTGATATTCCAAGATCCCAGCCTGTAAAAAAGCAAATACAAAAAACTATGAAAACTCAATATAATCCCCCACCAACACAATTTTTCCAGGAAGATATGGACTCGTTTGCGAACCCGAATAAACAAAATCCACCTTCTGTACCCCCACCGGAAGAAGTTATGGATTATGGTGAATATGAAGACGAACCGGAACAACAGGGGTACGAGTATGCGGGTGGTGGAGGAGGAGGTGGTGGATATATGGAAGAAGAACAACCTTCACCTGGATTTAAAAACATAGATGAGGAAAAAGCCGATCTCGTGAATAAACTTGGTCGATTAGAAAAGAAGGGGTTTACCGTAAATAAACGTTTGAATGCATATTCTCCAATAGATGAACTTAGAACTGAGGTTAAGAGAATTACGTATAGTATCGATGTTGATAAATCGATAAAGTTTTCGAGACGTATGCTCATTGCTTGTACGACGGGACTCGAGTTTATGAATAAGAAATATAACCCATTTGAAATCCAACTCGACGGTTGGTCCGAAAACGTTATGGAAAATGTTGACGATTATGATGAAGTTTTTGAGGAGTTATACGTGAAATATAGAACGAAAATGCACGTTGCACCTGAAGTTAAACTTATTATGATGCTTGGTGGATCAGCAATGATGTTCCATTTGACGAATAGTATGTTTAAATCGGTGATGCCGAATATGAACGACGTGATTAAACAGAATCCAGGGTTGGTTCAGAATATGATGTCGGCCGTTCAGAACACAGTTCCTAAGTCGCAACAACAGGGTGAAGAGAAAGTGGATGCAAATGGGAGAAGAGAAATGCAGGGCCCAGGATTTGACATTTCGAGTCTCATGGGTAATATCATGATGCCACCCCAACCACCCATGAATACGACGAATATACCCCAAGTAGAAAACCCATTAACCGATGAAATCGATATCGAGGACGATATTTCCGATATTGCTGAACCACCAGTCGGTGATACCAAGGAAAGAGGTGAAGATGATAGTGAAGTTAGGGAAGTTAAGGTTACCCAGACCAAGTCAAAAAGAGGTGGTGGGAAAAAGAAAAAGTCAGTCGAAATTAATTTATAAATGATAGTATAAATGATAGGGTATTGTCCTTTGGACCAAGATCCTGTTGAGTTACCTTCGAGAAGACAAGATGTTATTCCTCAGTCAAGGTTACAAAAACCGGATAAAACAAAAAAACGTTCGGTTCTTGGCGAGGACGATACCGAATGTAATTTCGTTGTCATGTTTTTTATCGCGGGTGTTATTGCCCTAGCGGTCATGGATTCACTTCCATCTAAAAAGTGAGTGATAAACCATTTACCATCCTGTTTGTTCCAGCATGGTAAATGTAAATTTGTTTTTTTAGTTAAAATTTTAATGGTACCGTATATGATCGTAAAAACAGTTATTTGCCGGTATTTCAGACCAGGAACTATCACCTGGTTCTTTCCAAAGACTATATAATGCTTCACCACCACCATTTTCCTGGAACCGTACGAATATTTTATGGTACCCAGTTTTCAAGTATATATTACCTGTGGTTCCACCGGGGGTTGTGGTTGTACCATTATGACTATGTCCACCGTACCAATAAGCGATTCGAATACCGTTTATGTACATATCTGAAGCATCGTCACTATTTAAACCGAAATAGTGCGTTCCAGCTGTAGTTACTTTTAAATAACCTTCAAATGTTTCGGCAAATGTATCATCGGAGCTGACGGCAGTGTGACGTGGTCTACTTAATGATTTAGTACCTGAACTTAGACTTTCGAAATACGTATCCATAGCAGATTGTGTAGTCGGATTACTTGCACCTGCGCTACCAAAATACAGTTTTATTAGGTTTCCCTTAACTAAATGTTTTTCATATTGTGATGTACCAGTTTGTATAGAGTTACAGTGAATGGTACCGGTAACATCGAGTTCGGCATTTTGACTCGTATTTCCTATACCAACCTTACCCGAGCTTCTATAAATATCTGATCCCGACGTTGTCCAAGGACTCGAACCTCCACCACCACTCGCGTTTTCCCACGCGACCGAACCTGATGAACCACCACTCGTAAGAACTTGACCATCGGTACCCGAGTTCCCGTTAATTAAGATTCTCTTTTTTAGATCTATTTCATTACCTCCACATGTAATGTATTGAGATGATGACAAATCATTATCATCATTAGCTATTACGAACTTATCACTCTCACTATTATCTATACCCACACACCAAGCCGAACCAGATCCATCTTCACACGATAACGATAATAGAGGGTCACCGGTACCACCACTAGCCACTTTTACTTGTATAATACTATTTTGAGATGTACTACCCTGTGTTAACTGTATTCCGTTTGTACTTGAACTATAACTGATATCTAAAGGTACTCCCGGGGTAGATGTACCTATACCAACATTTGATGTTTGGTAAATGTCTACACCACTAGATGTAGTTGGCCAAAGTAAATTATTATTTTGGTAAATGTTACCTGAAATTACATTTACATTACCTGTAACTTCCAACGTTTTTGATGGGGATACGTTACTCCCTATACTTAATTTATTTTGTATGAATGCATCACCACCGACAGATAAACACTCGGATGGTGAACCGTTATTGTATGAATAGTCTTTAATCTGATTGCCACCATGTCCCCAACTTATGTTAAAAATCATCATTCCCATAAACGTACCCGCGGGTCCCGGTATTGACCCAGACGCTTCACCATATCCGAATCGCCAACCTTGACTGTCCCAGTTTGGTTGTGGAAACGTAACGTAAGGGTTTGTAGAGTAAGTTTTGGTTAAAGTCATATTTTGGTTGTTGATGTAAATATAGTCTTTACCAGAGGCAGTTGTCGTTTCTGTAGGGAACACAACACAAATATGGTACCACGTATCTTGTGTAAACGTGTAAGTATTCGATGCCGTACCAATACCAGAACCAAAGTTTAGTGTTAATCCTGTTGACGTTAATTGTAAACACCCACCTGTATACACACCCACTGTAGACGATAAAGTATCACCCCACGAACACAAAACGTTCGATGATGTATAATTACTGTGATCATCATTTAGTTTTAACCAAAACATCATTGATGCATCATCATCAGTCCAGACACCGGTATGATCACTTTGACCTATACCTGAAGTCGTACCCGTAAACTCGAACGCCTTTTCACTTTCTCTGTATGGCATATTCCCTTGGTTAGTTATCGAATATACTCTTACAGCACCCGGTTGATCATCGTACATTATATTCGTTCCAATAAGATCTGCACATCTCGTATTAATGACCGAGGGTGAATAACCCTGATATGTATAGTCACGACTTTTTAAAAGTTTAGTCCTACCCGGATAATTTACGTTTAACTTATCACGTATTTGTGTTTCAGCCTTTATATCGAGGTACGTTTCAGCTAATGAGGTTGTTGTCGATGACGATTCGTTACCACTCCACAAATTACCAATTGCAATTGTACCGAATTGGTCGAGTATAAACCTAGGTGTTCGGATATCTTTTCCTTCCTGACCACCTTGATATACGCTATGGTACATTCTCATGTGATCTAAGTGTATTTCGGATGCCTTTAGACGAATTCTATCAACTTGTTCATTTGTATCGTGATGTTTGTGTAGTAAAAGTTCAGCTACATCATGAGCAATTACACGGTTTTCAATTAAGGTTTCATCGTAAAAGTTATCACCTGATGTACCACCAAATGAAAGTCGTTTAGGTTTTTCGTTATCTATAGCATTATCATTCGCACCAATTCTAAGTTCTGATGCAGTAACATATCCTTCAAAAATATTATTACCTGTAAATGTACCCGTTATGAGGAAAAAATAAAACTGAACGCGACCTGTTGCATTTTGATTTGATGGATAAGATCCGAGGTAGCTTGATAATGAGTTACCGGTTCCAAGATTATCATTTACCATATCATCATCACCCCACCATAATTGCGAACTGGCAACTTGATTACCATCCGTCATATCGATCGTGTACCCCGAAAATTGTTTAGCTCCGTAGCTGTGCTCGTATCCAACACCCGGATTTTTACCTGATATAGGTAGTTGTGCTTCTACCCATGATGCTCCTGACCAATCTACTACGTAAAGCTGTCCACTGTACTTTGCAGGAAAAGCCCAGTGAGATATCATGGATGTTGCTAATCTGTTACCCGTATAATCTAGGCGAACACACAATCCATTCAGATTACCTACATTAGCTATTACTGTCGAACCTCTTTGTACCCATAAACTCGTAACGATCGAGTATTCGTACACGTAAGCTTGATCATAACTAGGTGCACCCATGGCAATAACAGAACCATCGAAGTTCATGGATACAGAGTACCCTAATGTAGGAAAATGTAATCCACCACCATTAACGTAATTACTAGAAGTAGTGTAATCTAATCCTGAAATAGTTTGACCTAACTGACTCACACCACTTGTAGTTGACCAATCATCTGTTGTTGTTAAAATACGCGCATACCCTGGTTGACGATATGCAAATGGTAGATTCGCGGCGACGCCACTATAAGCATAAGTCGGAGATGCACTCACAATTATATTGTTTCTTTGGGTTCCAGTGTTGTTCGAATTACTACTATTTATTTCGTTTAAAACACTTCCCGGTGCACCTATGATAACGTGGGTACCGAACGGTGCTAGTTTAATTGAAAATCCGTATTGTAAGGATTTTATATTACCAATTGAATTATTTATTGTGGTAAACTGTGTATGAGCACTGTCATAAGGTACTCTGTTATCTATATCATCACCTACATTTGAGTATGCTTGTGACCACGAATGGTTGGACAGTTTCCAAATTTCAACGCGATTATCGTTAGGGTTACCTATAGCTAACGTTGTATCTATATCCTGACCTAGAGAAATACTGAATCCAAAATTACCATTTGAAGACGTTGACGAAGACGTTATGGTATTTGAAACGTACGTTGCCCATGGGTTTGATCCAGATGATGTTGCATCAAAAACGTAAACGGTTCCGTTTGATTTTTTGGGTGCACCAACCGCGATACGCGTACCGTTCCAATTCATGGAAACTGCGTATCCAAAAAATGAACCGTTTGAAGCTGAAGGCTCGGTTATTGTTTGTGATGTTGTCCATTCATTTGAAGTAGTATTTACTAAACTATGAACTGTTACCTTACCCTGAGATGTTGCATTTCCTAAGTGTCCAATTGCAACTCGTGTATTTTTAAAATCTAAAGAAACACTCGAACCGAGTAATATACCATTCCCATCGGTACCTTCGATATTATCGAGAGTTTTAATACCTCTGTATGAATAAGATTCTAAAGACATTTAATAAATACCTAGAATTAAATTGAACGGATTTGTCGTGTTGGAGCTTCAGTAACAACAGTTGAATTTTTAATTTTACCATTAGTTGCTATTATTTCAGTACAATGTATGGTACCTAATGAAATAATATCGCTTGTTGCGTATACGTTCCCGCGAATATAAAGTTTATCAATACCATCGTCTATAATGGCGACATTTGAACCTATATCGAGCGTATGTATCGGTGATGTATTTGCTATACCACACGTAGTTGTAGAAGTTGGCGTAGCTGTTTTGAAAGCTGTATTTGTATTGTTAAATGATATTGTCTGAGTAGTACTAGCACCTACAACAGCAACATCATCAAGGTTTGGCGTTGCACCCGACGACGATACGTTTTCCCAAGATGGTGCATCGACGGCGTTTCCTGTTTTATTAAATTTTAAAAACTGTCCGTCGTCACCATCTGAAATTTGTACGAATTTATTACCGTCGTAATACGATACGCGGTTTGTGTCTATACTTCCACCTGTATAGTATCTACCTGCCTCTATATCTGTTGACGCATATACGTTACCGACAACGTGTATTTTTGCATCTGGGCTACTTGTACCAACACTTATAAATCCATGTGCGGGTGCTATTATATTACTTTGTATATTTGATGATGCAAAAATATTACCAACAACGTGTAAATTTGCATCTGGGTTACTTGTACCAATACTTATAAATCCATGTGCGGGTGTTATTATATTACTTTGTATATTTGATGATGCAAAAATATTACCAACAACGTGTAAATTTGCATCTGGGTTACTTGTACCAATACTTATAAATCCATGTGCGGGTGTTATAATATTACTTTGTATATTTGATGATGCAAAAATATTACCAACAACATGTAAATTTGCATCTGGGTTACTTGTACCAATACTTATAAATCCGTCTACAGGTGTTATAATATTACTTTGTAGATGATTCGATGCAAAAATATTACCAGTAACGTATAAATTTGCATCTGGTTCAAATCCACCCCCAATACTTATAAATCCGTCCGTGGGTGTTATAATATTACTTTGTAGATGATTCGATGCAAATATGTTACCGGAAACGTGTAAATTTGCATCCGAGCTACTTGTACCAACACTTATATATCCATTAGTAGGTGTTACTACGTTACTTGTTATTGAGGTTGAAAATTCAGCACTACTAGCCGTAATTGTTGACGCACTTATTGTATTTGCTCCTTTAATCTTACCGTATAAACCACGAGATGGATTATTAATAATAATATCACCTGTATTTGTTTGAAAATTTTTACCGTATACGTTATAATTTGTACCCGTTACGTTTACGTTACCTACAATATTACCCTTTAACGCATATATATTACCCGATTCGGTATATATGTTACTTGATATAAGCTTAGTTGCCGTAATTTCGTTTGCACTTATATTATTTGATCCCGAAATAGGACCGTAAAAAGAAGCTCCAGACACATCTGCCACTGCTATAATTTTACCGTAAACTTCTTTTGAAGAATCGTTACTTGTGGTTTTGTTTATAGTTCCTATAAATCCATCTGTACCCGCGGTTATTTTTCTACCGTATATTTCATAAATATCACGATTTGTCCCATTTTTATTTACGTCACCTACAAACCCATCTGTACCCGCGGTTATTTTTTTACCGAATACGTTTTTATTTGTAGATGATGTATTTACATGACCTTCAAATTGTGTAGACGCGTATACGTTACCAGTTATTTCTAATTTTGCGTGTGGAGTATTTGTACCTATACCGAGATTACCATCTGTTTGGAGCGTTAATTTCGTATTGGTTGCTAAAAGATAACCGTGATTTGCTATTTTAAATTTATCACTATCGGAGTTATCAATACCGTGTGACCAATTGGTTTGTCCATCTATATTATAATTAATAAATGGGTTACCCGCACTATTTGGCGTTTTTAATTTTATAATAGCGTGTTTACTTGTTGAACTACTATCAGTTTGTTCTATGAGTATGGCGTTATCGTCACCGGTCGATGTACTTGCTGCTTTTATTTTTAAAGGTACTCCAACTACAACTGGTGAAGTGTAACCTATACCTACATCACCGTATGTTATTAAAGACGTGTACGTATTTTGAAAACTTATCATATTTGCAGTGGTACTCCCATTTGTCGTAACTTGTTGAAGGTTTCCTGCGCTACTTCCGTCACCTATATTATCAGATGCCCATACTACAGTATCCCCATTTCCTCCAACTTTTAGTACTTCACCCGGATTACCTATTCCTTTTATATCGAGTGTGTTATCAGCTGAAGCGAATATTATATCACCTTTTGTAAATCCTGACGTTATTCCCGAACTGTTACTTATTATGACGTTATTTTCGAGATTTGTAATATCACTCGTATTTGTGTTAACACTACCTTCTAAAGATGTAACTCGGGATGCGTTACTTGACAAATTATTTACAAGAGTTGTAATACCACTCGTATTTGTACCAACACTACCTTCTAAAGATGTAACTCGGGATGCGTTACTCGACAAATTATTTACAAGAGTTGTAATACCACTCGTATTTGTACCAACACTACCTTCTAAAGACGTCACCCGGGATGCGTTACTCGACAAATTATTTACGAGAGTTGTAATACCACTCGCATTTGTACCAACACTACCTTCTAAAGACGTCACCCGGGATGCGTTACTCGACAAATTATTTACGAGAGTTGTAATACCACTCGTATTTGTACCAACACTACCTTCTAAAGATGTAACTCGGGATGCGTTACTCGACAAATTATTTACGAGAGTTGTAATACCACTCGCATTTGTACCAACACTACCTTCTAAAGATGTAACTCGGGATGCGTTACTCGTCATATCTGAACTTAAAGCAACTCCCGTGAGTGTTGTACCACTTCCGTAAAATTCGGTCGCGTATACGTTTGTTCCTACGACGATATTACCGGATGTAGTTATGGATTCAGCTGCGTTCGTAAAACTAACTGTATTTGTAGATACATTTCCTTGGTTGGATGCCTGTTGAAACGTTACCGTACCTGCAGTATTCGATAATAGACCACCATCCCCCTTGAAAAACCCGGATACAATTGTAACATTTCCTTGTGTCTCTAAAGATTCGTTCGTATTTGTAAGAGTGATTTTGTTTGTTGATGTTCCACCATTATTGGTAACACCTTGTAAATTTCCTATAGAACCTCCGGAAATGTTTACACCCGTGAGTAAACTTCCATCGCCTATGAAATAACCAGATGTTTGTATGCTTGTAGTTGCTACGTTACCATTTTCTAGAGCATCCTGAAGTGTGGATGCACTCGCACCTTTATATTTTTGTATGTTACGTGCAGTATCACAACCAGGCATTCTTACAAATATGTATCATTATTTTTAGAGTGAAATGAGGCATTCGCCTTTTTTGAATATGGTTTCGTCATCATTTTTTTTATTACCTGTTCTGGGTATATTAAATCCACCTTGTTTATAAACTTTGAGACGTTTATGATACATGGCGTGGCATATGGACCACTGATCGAAAATATCGTAAATATGTGGATTATTCTTTTTACCATGCGTTTCGCGCATGATTCTACCTATAGACTGAACGATATCGGATTTTGGTGTTGCTAATATGACGGTATCAAGCGTCGGTATATCGAGACCTTCGTGTGCTTGGCTAAACGTTGCGAATATGATTTGTTTTTTACTTGATAGCGCTAAGTCAGATTCTTTCATACCACCCATGTATAGACCTGACGTTTTCTTGAAACTTTGATGAAGAACTTCACAGTGGTGTCGTCTATCACTTAAAACGAGAACTTGTCGTGTTGTTTTTGATACATCCTTTATTATTTTAGCTATAACTATATTTCTTTGACGATCTTCTGTAAGTTCGGTAATCATGGTCGCTAAAGAAAGTTTACCAAAACGTGTACACGGCGGTGGGTCTCTAAATCTATCACACGTATACTCAATAGGAAAAACCTCGACTTGTTCTTGATTTTCGCGTTCAATTGAAAAAAAAGTTGGACCCATGAACCAGTGAAGAACTTTTGTAAGACCATCTTTTCGCGTGGGCGTCGCCGATAATCCAAAAATATGTTTTGGACACATTTTGAAAAGTGATTGTGAAAATACTTTGGCACATATATGATGTGCTTCATCGACTATCAAGGTTCCTATCATATCGAAATCATTGAACGAGTATTCTTTTAAAGATAGAGATTGGAGCATTGCAATTATAAAATCACACTCGGTTTCCTTCTTATCTTGTTGTACTATACCTATAGATGCACCCGGGCAAAATTGTTGGATACGTTCTTTCCATTGATTAGCTAAAAACTCTTTATGAACGACGATCATGGTTCTGTAACCTAATTTAGATGCTATCGCCAAAGCAACGGTTGTTTTGCCAAAGCCGCATGGAAGTGAAAGAACTCCGTTTCCCGCTTTAATTGCCGCCGCCATAGCAGTGTTTTGATGAGTTTCGTCGCGAAGTTTTCCATTGAATTTTACATTTATTTTAATTGGCTCTGGACGACGATCTTCTCTTGGTGGTCCTAATTTATCTTCACCGTAAAAACGGGGTACACATAGACCAGATTTAGCTTTTCTGAATACCTTAAAGGGGGGCGGGGGAAATCCGAACTCCGTGTTTACTATAGCACGAACCGTGAGTTCTTTTTTGATTTCTTGTGTCTCTCCTGTAATATATCCTGAACGTGTAAGACTCATTTACTATTATTAGTTTTTAAACTTTATATACTTCAATACCCACGAGTATCCACTATGTTCGTGTGCATTCCAAACACCATTAAACTGTATTTCAGTAAGAACGGAGTCACCTCTTTTTAACGATTGAACTGGGGTATCACCTTCGACTTGACACATCACACGTCTATACCTAAACGGAACCTTAACTTTTAAAACGTTACCGTCGAGTGGATCATCGAGTTTATCCATAAATAAAATACTATCTGTTCTATGTTGGTGTAATTCTCTTATATAATGACTAACCTTTTCTGGTAAACGTATTCTTATATATTTTTTATCGTTATAGTCGTACATCGGTTCGTACACGGTTGCTTGAACAGGGAGCATCATTTTGTCTTTTTATATATTATTATAAGAATCAAAACTATAAGTATAAATAATAACAAATCGGTTACCAGAAGTGTTCTTAAAGGTCGTTTTGTGTTAAATTTTTTATTACAAAATCGCCTTCCTACTTCTACGGCTGCTTCTATACTTGTATAAGGTGTGTTTCTTTCTGACATCATACCACATAAAGCAACTTTAGAACACTTTCCGTAAAATGGAACCTGTCCGTGTAAACTTAAAACACCAGAAGATTGTTCAAATACCCATCTTCCATTTTCCCAGTTACATCCCCATCCTATTCTAACATCTATTGGGTTAGGTACGTTAAGTTGTTCAAAAACCCTTGTTTTTAATGTATCTGGATCCGTGGTTAAAATTTCTTCGGTAAGATCGCATATAACACACGATATAGTTTTACGATCAGAAAGAACGACGGGTTGTATTTTAAACTCTGTTTCCATCGCATATTCGAGATCGGTTTTTTGTAAATATATTTCCTCGTCGTAATCAAAAAGTATATTGATACATCCGTAAGTATTTGGACCTAATTTCTTCTGTATATCTTCTCCCCAGTTATTTTTAACAAGATTTATTGCTTTACCATGGTCTATAGCCATTATTAGCATACCATCATTTATAAGACTACCGTCTTCAAAAATACCAATGTATTCATCTTTTCCATAGTCTACATTTGTGAGTTCTGCGTTAAACTTGAAAACGGCACCTTGGTTAATGAGTGCCTTTTGCATTTTATCGGACATTATTTTACCCGAAACCCTTTGTGTATATTGTTTGGATAATCCGACATGGTCGAAACTTTTAACAAATTCATACGATGACATTACGTCCCATGTTACACCATCCATTATGAGAGTTAACGTGCTAATAGCATTTTTACCAGTTTCTGAAAGTTCTCCTATTGCATCTTTCAACGTTATACTTTTGTATTTGTTTTGATTCGATAAAACTCTAACTGCGAGTGAAGATAATGCCATGTAATCCTTAGGGTTTAAGTATTTCAAAATTGTTGTGTAAACACGGGAATCTCCTGGCTCAAACATTTCATTCCACGATATACCCATTTCATTAAATAAATCATTTGTATTTTTGAAAGCGTTACCAAAAACTATTCTGTGTGCATGAATATCTCTTTTATTTCCCTCTGGCTCCCACCACGAACCTCCTGCACTTTTTTTACGATCATATATAATAACTTCATATTTTTTCGTTTTTAAAATTTCCCATGCGATTGACATACCAGTTGGGCCTGAACCAACTATATGAACTCTCATTTATATTAGACTAGAGAATTATTATGTAATATAATATAAGATGGTACGATGTGCGTTAAAACCTATTACCATAAAACTTCCGTCAAAGAGTAGAACTAATACATGGAAGTTTGCTGGTAAATTTTTATGGAAACAACAATTTGAAAAAGATCAGGTAAAGTTTGGTAAATGGACAAAGGACCAGTTAATCGAGTTAGGACCAACATTTATCAAATTAGGACAAATCGCATCAACACGCGTTGATTTATACCCTATGGATTTTATAAAACAATTGGAGTCTTTACAGGATAATGTACCATCTATAGATACATATTCAGTAGAAAATATGATAAAAAAACATATAAGTTCCGATATATTTCAAAGTTTTGAATACGAACCATTTAAATCAGCAAGTATAGGACAAGTTCATAAAGCGGTGTTAAGTGATGGTAGAAACGTGGTCGTTAAACTAAAACGACCTGATATATACAATATAATGAAAAGAGACACAGACGATGTTCGCGACATAGTGAATTTTCTAGAAAAAATTGGGTTTGATACGGGTACGGGCTCTGGATATGTACTTAACGAGTCTATAGAATATTTATTAGCGGAAACTGATTATATAAAAGAGATGGAAAATGCAATACGATTTCGTAGATCGTTTAGAAAAATGAAATGGGTAAAAGTTCCAAAAGTGTATAGTGTATTGTCTAATGAAAATATGATTGTAATGGAATACGTTGAATCCGAAAAACTTAACGATATATCTGACCCAGATGTAAATGGTAAGAAGGTGTGTCAAGCACTTATTAATTCATATGTTATACAGACAATGGAGTACGGATTTTTCCACGCCGATCCACACCCGGGAAATATAGGATTTTCTAAAGAAGGAAAACTCGTTTTCTATGATTTTGGGTTAATTATTGGTCTAAGTGACGATATAAAAGAGGGATTCCAAAATATCTTTATTTGTATAGTGAATAAAGATACAAAGGGTATTGTTGATACACTCATAAAATTGGGTGTTATTTTACCAATGTCATCTGATACGAGTGATATTGAACTTTTTTTTAAAACTGGTCTTAATTATCTCGAAACACTTGATGGTAAAAATCTACGTGATGATATTTTACAGGATGAACTTCTATTATCATTAGCACAAACGAAACCATTTATTATACCAACATCGTTTATATATCTAGCGAAGGCTTTTTCGACTATTGAAGGTGCGTGTGTATTACTTGATCCGGATTTTACATATTTCGAGTATTTGGAACCACTTATAAAAGAACAGGTTTCTGATAGCATAGATATAGGTAGCATGTTGACAACGTCTGTTGAAATGCCTAGTAGAATAAAAAATATAAGTACCGCTATATTGGATATGGAACAATCACGCGCGTCTATGAAAAGATCTATGGAAAAATCACGAAAAGAAATGAGGTACGTACAATATAGTGTTTTATTAGCTGTATTTGCAGGTAACTTGTTGGAAAATTATAAAGAAATTTCTGCATTTTTAACCTTAATAAGTCTTGATTTAGCAGTTAGGGCTTTTCGTAAAAATCGATAGCGGTTGTTTCCGAACCAGGTGTTTTTTGTGTCTTATTACCATTGAAAAATTCCTTATGTTTTTCAAATAAACTTTTTGTTTTTTCGACTTCATCTTTAGCGATATCTTTTAACTTTTCCTTAATGGAATCAACTTCACCGTCTCTTTGTTTACGAACTTTCTTACCAAATTTCTTAAACTTTTTCTGAGTGGAAGCAAATGTAGTAGTTACTATGGAAAGCGAAAACATTGTATTAATTACTATACCCTAACATTTTTATTTTTCTTGTGATAGTATAAGTATGTTAACTGACAGCGATATTCGTAAAAAGATTACACAGGTACGTAAAAAACATGGTAAAATATACGCACCTCTCAAATATTTCAGGGGACTTTCTTCCCTGAAGCAAGTTGAAGATAGATATAAAAAAATGTTAAAAAGAGATTATATGCCTTTTAAAACTGATAAAAAAGTAGTTACGAAAACGTCTAGCTACACGGCAAAGTTTCGTAAAAGGTACCCGGGTGTAACGAAACTCAAGGATATATCTAAAGTGACGGGTATACCATTGAAAACTTTAAAAATCGTGTATGATCGTGGATTAGCCGCGTGGCGAACTGGACACCGACCAGGTGCGAGTCCACAAGCGTGGGCGTATGCGCGCGTACACAGTTTTGTTGTTAAGGGGAAGACGTATTATACAGCTGATAAGAATTTACGTTAAAAATGTATAAAGATATAGTTCTATTATATATAATGGAAGTTACTATCGATAAATTTAATAACGGTAAGTATAACTTAAATACGATATCAAACGATCAGTATATAGGTAACACATTAAAACAGGGATACGAGTGGGATGGTTGGATGCGATATGATATCGAAAAGTATTATAAACCCGGTACGGATATAATAGACGTGGGTGCAAATATAGGGTATAATTCGTTAATGTTTTCGGATTACGGACCTGTTATTGCATTTGAACCCGTTTTTAATGAAATTGCTAAAATGAACATGCGAGATAATAATCTTAAACATAAAGTTAGCGTTTATCCCGTAGCTTTATCGGATAAAATAGGTGAAATAATTGATTTATATATACCTAAACCTCCTAAAGATGAACCCGATAAAATAAATTATGGTGGTACGAGTATGTATCCAACAGAAGGTCACGATATGAATAACAAAGTATCTTGTATGACAGATACATTGGATAATATATACACGGGTGTACCGTCCATAATAAAAATTGATGCAGAAGGTGCCGAATTAGACGTTTTACGGGGTGGTTTGAATACTCTTAAAAAACATAAACCCGTTTTACTTATTGAAATTGTATACGGTTACTATAAAAATGCCCAAAAAATACACGACTTTTTAAAAGATGAAATTGGGTATACGGGTACACCCGAATCGAGACCCGAACACATGTTTTTATACGTTTAGTTCATTTCATTTATGTAGGGGTTTTAATAAATATAAGTTAATTAAAGTTTTTTGAATAATATAAATGTATAATGGAGCCGCGATTAGACGAAATCATAACAGTAAAAGATAAAGAAAAGAAATATAATTTACCGTATTTTAATTATAGAATATGTTGTAACCATAACGTGAATGGTGAATTAGAACTATTAAGGTCCATTATTAAGAATACACCTGGTGCGTGTATTTTTGACGTGGGTGCAACGGGTTCTATATTTCCAAACGAAATAAACAAAAACATGTCTTTACACTTGTTCGACCCAGAATTTAAACCATCTGGAAAGATGTGGGAAAATACAAACGAGTACACGATGTATAAAAAAGAAGTTAATTATGATTCGGAAAATGTTACAGTTAATAAGTGTGCGTTAAATGATACAGATGCCACAATACATGAATACTGTATAAAAAATAACATTTCGCATATAAACTTTCTGAAAATAGATACCGATGGTCATGATTTAGAGGTTTTGAAAGGTCTAAAAGACATACCAGTTGATATGGTTCAATTTGAATACGATAATTTTTATAGAGTACATAATTTGGATATAAATGATATGTTTAAAACGTTACCCGAATGGAACTTTTTTTATGTTTTACCAAGTGGTTTGATACCTATAGAAAAAATGAGAGACGATTATATTTATACTAACATTTTTGCATCTAAAAAATACCCAATTGATATAATTAGAGATTTTAAACCTATAATGGTAGAAAACACTATAGAAACAGAACATGTTGGTGAATTCATGTTAGATGTATATTGGGAAGTTAAAAATATAACACCCGATGTTTTTAAGGATGTATATTGTTTAGATTTAAATCTTCCAAATATGAAGTATGAAAATTTCAATTTAGACAAAGTAATGAAAAGATACAATTCATTATATGACCGTTAGTTCCTTAACTAAATCGTCTATACTCTTATAATACCGTTTAAGATCTTTCATGAACCGTTTATTATTTTCGAGAACTTCTATTTCGGGTTTATTCTTATAAATATATGCGAGATTCGATTTCGAGTACCGCGTTCGTTTTTGGTTCTCGTTCGGTTTTCTAGGTACAAGTTTTTTATTCTTTTTAGACACGCTTTGAATAGGATCAATTCGTTTCGTAAAACTAATAGCTTGCATAACCGTATCGGCGAGATCATCTTTCTTTTTAGACGCGTTGAATATAGGTATCCAGTGTGCATTAATCGTATTGTTCCATATGAATTGTTGACACCTTTCTATGGACGCCTTTTTACGTTTATTATACATAACTTTACCGGGACCCGCAAAATCAGGTATTTTGAACCGCGCGTCGTAAATGATCGTTTCAGCGCGTGGGTTTTTTATAATGAAATACGTATGAAGAAAGTGTTCAACCATTTTCATTTTTTTATTTTTATCGGGTTGTTTTTCTATGAGAATGATATCGGATTGTAAAATCCAGGGTTTATCATCTAAATGGTTTCGTAACGAAACGAATAATCCGTCTTTATGTTCAGGAGGTACTCCAGAAACATCCCACTGAACAATAAGATTGGACGTTTCGTCGAGCATACACATCGCGAGATTACGTATACCGACGTCAATACTTAAAATCATTAATATAAAGGAAACTTTTATCTTTAATACTTAACCGTACCGTTTTGCAGCTGTATTTGCACCTTTAGACACGGCACCTTGACCCGCTGGTGACATGGCAACCATTAACACAGAAATAACAACGAGACAAACACACATAACTGAACCGGCCATAGCCGCCATCATTGGACCACCAATTGCACCTCCGATAGCATCAACTAATCCGGCAAGTCCACCTTTCGTACTTGCTTGTGTGGCTCCAAAATCTGCCGCCAAAGTAGTCAACACTGTATTTTCAACGATGGCGGATTCAAAATTTTGCATAATAGCCTGTGTAGCCATTTTAGCTGTCATATTTTGTGACCTATCAAATCCCAAACCACCACAATCAACATCACCCGCAATATTAATAGTATCCTCTTGAATATTTACAGCCGATGTAACTGTTTCCTGTACATTCTCAGTTTCAAGAACGGTTTCAACAAGATTTTGAATATTCATTTGTGTATCTTGTATTGTTGTTTGTGTTTCATTTTCACCTATACTCGTATCCCCGAGTTCCTTTTTCTTTTCTATAGCAGCCTCTGCAGATGTGGTCATTGCAGTTGTTATTTCATTTTTTATTTTTCGAACAGATTCTGCAATAAAATTAACATCAGTTTGCATATCCGTATTGAGAGTTTGATTAGATACAATACCACAATTATACATTCCGCCACCTATGTTCAATTTCATCTTTTGTATATTGACCGAAGATGAATCCATTTTTTGTGTGTTTTTCGTAAGTTGTTCGTAAATCATTTCATTAACAGAATCCAGAGCGAATGTCTGTCTAATATATTGTGAACTCGAGTTTCCCATATTGGTCTGGGTATTAATTATATTCTACACAGAAAAAAATATTTATATAAAATAATATGGGTTTTGGTGAAGATGTCGCATGTGCATTTGGTGCATGTCCTCCATCACCACCACCACCACCTCAGGAAACCGACTGGAAGACGTGGGGGACCACAGGTATGTATTTAAATAATTGTGAAAGAGGTACTGATGCGAGCAATGATCCTTATCAATATCGGAATGAGTTAGGAATTGCCAATGCAGCAGATAATTTTATACCAGAAGATGAAGTAAAAAAAGGGTGTCCCAAAAATGATGATAGATGGGGGTTATGTCCTATTGACGGTGACGGTAATCCTATTGATACTGAAGATAATACTATATTTCACGCTTCAAAGGTTAATTGGGATAAAGGAGTAAACAATCCTTATTTAGGACAATCAGGACAAGGAGCATTAACTTTGGAGACATTTCTTGTCGGTGGAAACATGCCTACTACAGGTTGTGCAGCAACGCGATTTGCTTTAGATTATTGTGCAAATCTAGATGATCTAAAACACGAAGGTAAATATGGAGCAATATGGAATGGATCAACAGGTAATAAAGGTGCTACAAATGCAGAAGAAAGGCTAGGTGCGTATTGGGCTGGTTCAGATTTGGATAACAACCAAATTGCAGAAAGATCGATATGTCAATGTTACGAAGTAGCAAAGTATGCAAATGGTTTGAAAGTATCAGCCCCTTTATTATCAACGTTAGCGGTGGTAGCTCCTGAATGTATGGAACCTCTAGATCACGAAGGTTTGACTAACACTTTTTGTAAAGACCCACTAAATTTTAATCAAATGCAAGTTGGTGCTCAACCTTTCGATACGTGTGTTTCTCGAGATCTCGATGGTAGTGTTCGTAAAGAATTTTGTAAAATGGATACTAATATAAAATCCGATGGAAAATGTACCAAAGCAGGTTTGGGGGAAGATCGATACGAAGAAATTGCAAAACATTATTGCGATAATAATATAACCGATTCGTGGTGTAAATGTTATAACTTAACTTCGGGTAAGTGTAACGAAGACGGTTTAGCGTATGGGTGTAACGAAGCTGTACAGGAACTCGAAAGGAAGAAGGATGCTTTTGGAATGGATGGGTATAACATTCTTAAGGCTAATATACACTGTAGACCACGGGCGTGTACATTTGGGTATATTCCTAAGGGTACGGGGACGGATTGTAAATCGAGCTACCATTTCTGTGATCAAGATATTGATATAAGAACATCAACTGATTCCGATATAATTTTGAAGTGTCAGTTGGGCGACGATTCCCTTCCCGATTTCATGACGAATCCAAATTCATCTGGTATGACACGCCTGGAACGTTTAAAAAAGAGATTCCCACCTTTTGATACGTTTCCATTAAATAAAACTCAAATTACACGTTGGCCTATAAACTGGAATTTGTCTGACCCTAACGCAAAGTATATAGCTGGGTATTCGGTATCAGTGTTAACATCGTCTATTATATGTTTTATGTTAATGGGTATGTCAGGACGAAGATAAAAAATCTTTGTTTATAAAAAGTACCATTATGGTGACCTTAAGTCCAAACGGTTCCGGGGAAACAATTACAGAAAATGATACGATGGAGGAGTACATGGATGGTAAAAGCAAAGCATACAAGAATGCATGGTGTAACGCTAACCCTGGTAGTAACTTGTGTAAATGTTATAACGTTGTAAACGATAAGTGTAAAATCAATGAAGACATTAACGGGTGTAGTCAGACTAAAACCGTTTGGAACGATTTAATAAAGGATTTATCGGATTCTGAACGGGTAAAGTTTAGTGGTCAACGACAATGTTATGCATCCGTGTGTACGGGATCTCAACACTATCCAACTGGACATGGGGGAAATTGTGCCAAAGAAATTACTTTATGTAAACAAAACATTAACATAAACAGTGGTATTTATAATAGTAACATTCTTTTTACACAAGATTGTGGAAACGATGGTGATTCGGGTAGTCCGAGTTCTATACCAGAAGGGTCCGAATCATTTGTGGACGACGGGGAATTTAGTATAGTAGAGGAAGTATTTAGAATAGAGGCCGATAAAGATAAAAAACTTTACGATAGACGGTATGTACAAATAATATCTGTGTGTTTATCGAGCATATTATCAGCAGGATTACTTTTCTTTGGAGCCATTACATTATCATAAATCAATTAGTATGTATACGTAAAAAAATGTATATACATAGTAATACTAAGTACCATGACTATGAAAGTATATGCTCGTGGTCATAGAAAACCAGGTGATGGTCACGAAAATTGGTCAAGTGACAATAATGATGGTAGTAGCAATTACGGGTATACTAAAAATTGTGGTAGCAATACTTGTGATATTGATTATAAGAGTTATTGTGGGGATAGGAGAGATAGAATAGAAGGCGACGACCGTTTTAAAATACAAAATTGCGACCTAGATAAAAAAGCGCATATGCCCAATTCGGGTAGAGTAGAGTTGTGTTCGGGAAAGAATGCCTTTGGCAATTGTGATCGAGACGATATGTTTAGTCAGTGTAATACAGTATGTGGTGATAACATTAAAGGTAAAAAGACCAACGCCAAAAATCCGTGTTGGGATACGAATAAAAGAGGGTTTATGAAACCACAGGACGAAAATGTAGGTTTTGAGAATACTTCTTATAGTCCTTTCGCCGGTGGTTTTTTTGGTTTACAGTGTGAATATACACCTGACGAAGCTCAAGTTATTAAATCTGGAGGTATTAATGAACATAATGGAGATAGCCTTTCTGATGGTGTAAGAATTAAAGATACCGAATTATCACCTAACGTTAAGAATGAATGGGGTACCATTTACCACCAGTTAAAGTGGGGTGCAAGAGCTCCTTGGAAATTTGATACACGTGAACAAGGATTATGTTCAAACCCTGAAAATTCAGAAAAAAAAGTCGATACAAAAGAACCAAAAGCAACAACGTGTTTTGAGGATGGTAGGCGTATATGGAGTAGATATTTAAAAGACAGTGGGAAACCAAATGCGTATCGATCTAAACAATACAAACAAGTCGCATTAAATCATTGTACAAAAGTTCCTAATGCCGAAGATAATCTAAGAGACGAAATTTTTAGTGAGGGATCTTCAGATAAAAAGTGCCACACATATTTTCGTAATGAAGTGGACAATAAAGATCTTATTAAAAAATTTTGTTTAAAAACAGAAAACTCCGGACCTGCGAATATGACTAAAAGTGAAAATAATGATTTGTGTAGTAGGAGAAGAATGGGTGATAATAAATACGAAGCCATGGCGGCTCAATATTGTTTAAATAATCCAAACGATCTATGGTGTGGATGTTATAACGCCGTTGAGAATAAGTGTAAAATCGACGAATCTTTACCGGGGTGTAACGAAAATTTAGAGACGTGGGAAGAAATGAAATCCGGTTTAAGTTCGGACGAATCCGCACTTTTTAGTGGTATGCGACAGTGTTTCAAAAACGTGTGTGCAGGAAATAAATATAAACCAAATAATTGGAAAGAAGCGTGTAATAGACGCGTTAATATATGTAAATCCGAAATAGATATAGCCGGTAAAATGATAGATAGTACAATTATAGATCAACAGGATTGTAATAATGAAGGCGCTTCACCACCTTCTATTAAACCCTTGAGTAAGACGGATAAATTCTTCGAAAATATATTTTCATTTAGAGAAGATCAAGATAAGAAGTTTATGGAAAAACGGTACGTAAAAATATCTATAGCCGTTTTGCTTATTTTGATTTTGGGTGCAGTAATTTCTGGGGCTATTATTGTAGTATAACTTAAAGAAAAAAAAGTACCTATATTTATAGTATGAATGTGGTGTTGGTGGTGTTGCCATACATTCGAAGGTACCCCTTTGAATATGCCTTATAAACACGATGAACGTCGTAACAAATTTTATACTTCGGGAAATTTCTGTTCGTGGAGTTGTATGAAAACATACGTAATAGATAAATACGGATGTAATCGGGGTGGTCTTATATGCGGTAACATGGTTATGATGCGTCGAAAACTTTTTAATAAGATTGGAACCATTAAAAAGGCACCCCCAAAACAAAAACTTATTCAATTTGGTGGAGATATGACTATAGAACAGTTTAGGGAAAATAACGTAGTCGATAAGGAAGAACCTAATGAAATAAAAACTGAACCTGTTCGCGAAATAATTATACCAATATCTGATAACACTAAAAAAATGAAAGATATAAAATCGTCTACGGGTAAAAACGAAACGTTACGTTTGAAAAGAGATAAACCGCTCAAACGAAACGAGAATAATTTAGAATCGGTTTTAGGTTTAGTCATTAAGACCAAACCGTAAATCTCGTCTTTGTTTATTCGTAGGTTTTGATTTTGGAATGTGTATTGATTTACACGAATGTACCCATTGATTACCATCGTATGCAATCCATTTAATACCGTTTTTTTCTATAATTTTTCGACATAAAACACACGGTAGTGATATACCATAACCATTACTGGTTTCTCTGTGTATCACTAACGTACCATGTTTTCTATTTATCCACGACGAGAATTGGTGGTTTTTATACCCTTTTTTTAAAAAATCGTGTTTTAAATTTCTAATCATGCGTCTTTCGGCACAACATATATTATCACTTTTTATCTCACTTTTTAATTTGGTCGTATAAGTTGTCACGGTATGATAGGACATTTGTTTATACGAGCGAATTGTTTTTAATATCGTTACAATTAATACATATTGATCCGTGATATACAAAAGAACAGTAATCACATTCATTTAGAACTTCAACTCGTCGTTTTACGAGTTTATTCTGTGAATATAAAACGAGATCTCTTATACTATAAATACCATACATAATCATTGTTTCTAAATTTGGGAATTTCATTATATTTAGTATACGACGAAAAACTTTATGTTATTTATACACCTAAACACTTAAACATTTTTTTACACCCCGCACTCGTTTTTAACATGAGTGCAAAACTATCGATCATACCAGGTACCATTGCTTTTAAAAGTGTTTCGAATTCGGTATCTGTATCACCTTCGTCAATTTGTTCGATGATTGAGAAAATCAAATCCATGACGAGTTCCTTTTTAGCTGGACCTGAAATTGTTTTGAGGTTATTTGCTTGAAGCATGAGTGTAGAAACTAAAACACATACGTTTTCTTTTGTAATGCGTTTACCTCTGTATCTTTCGACAATTTTCTTCATTTCCGAGGCAACGATCTTAGATTTTTTTGAGTTTGAATCGTAATTAGCGATAATTTTTTCTGGTGGGACTGACATTGTATATTATACTAATATATGAATTAATTTCTTTAATTAATGTATAATGAACACAGACGAGAGAATTGCATTTATTGCTATTGTTTTAGGTTTAACCCAGTTGATTATGTTAGCTAAAAAAATACACGAGGCTAAAGATATATCATATTATAGTGTTGAGTATATTGTTGTTGGTATGTTAGCAAGTTTACTTTGGGTTGTTTATCAGTATAGAAAAGGATCAAATTTTTCCGTTATATATTCTTCAGCGGGTTTATTTTTGGGTATGTATACTTTGAGAAAGCTCTTAAAGAATAAAAATGATAAAAAAATAGAATAAATGTATTCTTCCAGTTTAAACAAATTACGAGTTTCACCGATTGTATCGAGAAATATAAGACGAAATCGACCGATTAGACCAATCACGCGCGCAGCTAACGATAATTCGGGTATTAATTGGAAATATACTGAGGCGGTTAATGGTCGAGCGTCTATGTATGGAACAATAATGGGTACTCTTAACTGGGGACTTACGGGTTTGAATGTAATTGAACAAACACATTTTTTTCCATTTGCTCTATTAGGTTGTGGTACTTCTTTGATAGCTATATATACAATGACGGATGCATTTCGAAAGCTATCAGAGGAGGAGTTTGATAAATTTGCAACAATTAATACGGGTCGCGTTTCAATGGTCCTTTTTAGTGGACTGGTCGCAGCTTCTATTGCCGGTGTCTAATAATGGTATATTCGTATTGGTTAATATATAACCAACAAACTCAATCATTTTTATTTTATCTTCTAATGAAAATGTTCCTGCTCCACGAATCACGTGGGCCAAGAGCATAAACATTATATGTGTGGATTCATATAATTCCATCATACAGTAGCATTAGCTGCACCCTTTAAACCTGGTCTATATTTTGTAGATGTTTTCATAACCATACCTATACCACCAGCCATGATGATATATATAACCAGACCCGCAATACCCATGTTACGAACGTGCTGTTTATCATCCTTGGATTTACATTCATCAGATTGGGCCATACCCAAAACCATAGCCGATCCAATCAAACCCATTATCGCGTAAAGCATACCTATACTCCAACCCTTTTTCTTGAACATTTTCTGTATAATAAAAACAACTGGAATCATTATACCAATTGTCATAGTATGACTCAAATACATTTTTATATTTTTCCACATTTCACTGTCTTGTATCCCATTACATTTATTAAATAGAGATATACCCATAGCTGTTATTACCGTGTAAAAAATCGCGAGAGTGATGATGAGAAAAAGTTGTTTACCACCTACACCTCCTGGTGTTTTAGTAGCTGCATAATTTATACTTTTATTTACTGCTTCAATTGCCATTTTAATAAAGGTTGAGAAAATAATATTAAATTTACATTAAACTATCGTATAGATTATATCCTGTTGGTAACACATAATCTCCATCTTTCCATCGATTATCCTGTTTTTCTACAGATTTGATATGCCATATAGCAATGGATGGATCAGCTTGTAAACAAACTCTTTTTTCATGACCGACTATTTTTTCATGTAAACCCTTTTCCCATTTAATTTTACTTGTATTTTTTAAAATTCGCCCCTGATAATCTGGCCAATTTATCCAATCGAGTTCATTCGTTTTAAATGTACATTTTTCTAAAAATTCTTGCGTAAAACCCGGGTGAATATTTATTCGGGGTATCATTATAAGGTCTGCGCCAGAATCTTTGACAACTTTTTTAATACATTTAATTAGTTTTTCTTTTGGCATTTCGTCGGGGTCTATAATAAAAATATAATCACCCGAACATTGGCTTAAATGAAAATTCCTATGTTCCGAAAAATTACCATCGAAATCTCTTTCACACGTAACTACTTTATTACCAAAATGTTGTATAACATTTTTAACGTTATCGGTAACGTGTGCAGTGTCAATTAAAATATTAATTTCATCTTCTTCATCCTTAACTTTGAGTAAAAAAGAAACGAGTGAAAATAAATCACGAGATTCGTTACATACAGTTATAGCGTATGATAATTTCATAATATTAAAGATACCGATATATTCTTTAATATAATAAAATGTTAATACCAAGGGTAATTCACAAAATTGTGATTAATGAAAGTGGTACATTACCTAAATTACCGGATGGAATTTCAAGTTCATTTGAAAGTTTTTATAGATTAAACCCAGATTATAAAGTTAAACTATATTCTGGTGAAGATTGTATTAAATATATAAAAGACCATTATGATGACGATATACTAAAATTATACAATAAATTAAAACCCTTTTCTTATAAATGTGATTTAATGAGACATCTTATATTGTATAACGAAGGTGGTTGGTATTCTGATATGAGACAGGTATGTTTGGAACCTTTAGACGTATTAAATGATACAAATTTCGAATATTATACGAGTGTTGATTGTCCACCAAATCAAAATTGTATGTATACCGCTTTTATTGGGTCTATTCCGAAACATCCTATATCTAAGAAGATGATCGATATTTTAAAATGGAATATAGAACACGAACATTATGGTTGGGATTGTTTATATCCAACTGGTCCAGGTGCTTATATGATAGCGTGTATAGATTACGTTAGATTATATTCAAATAAATGTTTCATAGGACAACATACAATAGAGGAAAATAACGAGGAATATGTAAGATTTAATAATAAACGAATTATAAAATGTAAATATAATAATGCACGTGGGGCGGATAATTCAGATATGGAAGGGACTAATAATTACGGTGAAATGTGGTTAAATAGGAATGTGTATAGTTAAAAAATATTACTATAATATAAATGTTAAAGATTACTATATTTATTATTTTTATAATTATTTTATCAATAATACTTTTTTTACGACATAAATATTGTTTCTTTAATATTAAAAAAAACCCTTGGATTAATTCGTGTAAATCATATTCTGTTTATACGAAGGATTCAAAAAAATATTTAGAAGCCGATTTATTATATACCGAAAATGATTCAGAAGAAAAAGTAAGAAAAAATAAAATACGATTACTTCCTTTATTTAATAATTGTATTCTCGATAATGATGGGGGTTATTTAAAATATAAACCAACGAGTGAAGAAGATTCTTATATTATGAATAAATTATTTCCTAAATATAATGGAAAAACTATTGATAAATTAAAAATAAATGAATGTGTAATGTTATCTGTGGATATAGATAAATATAATAAAACAAGAGAAGAAACTATAAATATTTTAAAACAATATAATTTTCCAAATATTTCAACACATTTTGGATATACATCTTCTACAGTTATAAACTCAACTTTTTTAAAATATATGAATCATAATACTAAATTAGTAAATGATCAAAGGGATGAACTTGTATGTGGAACGTTAGAAGTATTTGATAATTTCGCGAATAAAAGTAAAGATAATGAATGGTTATTATTTGTTGAAGATGATGTGAGAATAGTAAATGTAGATAAAAATCAGAATTTCAATTTCCTATATAATGTGCCAGTGGATGCAGAGTTAATAAGGCCTTACACAGGATCTTACAGTAAATGTGAATTAGAAAATATAAAATATAAAGAATCTTTTGGTGGGGGTTTAAATCACGCATTTTATATTTCAAGAAATGGTTGTAAAAAAGCTGTAAATTATGCTAAAAAATATGGTTGGCAATTTAATTCTGATGTAGATTTATATCAAATATCTAAATTTAACAAGGAAGTAATGTCTGGGCTTGATGGATGGTGGTTGCGTGCAAGAGGTGGAATATGTGATACGATAAAGCTTGAATCTGACGAAGAAAAAATAATAATGTATCACATGGATCATATTATATTTAATCAAACATCATTAGATGTTGTAAACAATTAAAAAAATAATGTCACGATAAAGTAATGCTCGGGACTGAAATAGAACACATTGATGGTCTTAGTACGTCTAATACTGATAATATGGCTGAACTCGAAGATATTCTAAAGTATTGTCAGCTGGGTCGAGAATGTTCGAAATCTATTATGGATGAATACACAGCATGTGATAAGATAAGTAAAGAGGTAATAGTATGGTATTCTCATAACAAAAAGGTATTGAAACAACTGAATGACTGGACAACACTTTATAAAGATGAATTTATTGAATATGGAAAAAAGGTAAATGAAGTTCAGAAACGGATTAAAAATTTAAAAAAAAATGTAGTTAAATCTTAATATAATTTCAAAATTTCAGCAACTGCTGGGTGTCGCAAGATGTCTTCATCATCCATAATGACATGTTCTATATATTTTAAATCCAATCCCTTTATTCGTTTAACAATATCAGAGAGACCGTTTTTTGCACCCAAATCACTTTGTTTTAGGTCACCCATAACGATCATTTTTGAATTATCACCCAATCTTGTTAAAAGCATCTTCATTTGGTTAGGTGTACTATTTTGCATCTCATCTGCGATGATAAAAGAATCGTTAAACGTTCGACCTCTCATAAATCCTAACGGTTCTATACATACATGTTTTTCAAGTTGGTTACGTGTAAGATAGTTTTCGAAAACATCCATCATGGGTCTTATCCAAGGTTCCATTTTTCGTTCCATTTCACCAGGTAAGTATCCCATATCTTCGTCCGCGGCAACTATTGGACGTGTAAGTATGAGACGTTTACACTCTTTGTTTGCTAACTTTTCTGCTGCGACCTGACACCCAAACATAGTTTTACCCGAACCTGCTGGACCGGTTGCGATTATAATAGGTTTAGGAGACTGTATAACTCTTAGATATTCGCATTGACCCGGTGTTTTAGGAAAGTTCATCTATATGAAATAACTTAAGGTTTTTTTTTCTATTTAGATAATAAGATGATAACACACCCTGTAAAACCTTTATTTGTAATTAAACCTGTAAAAAAGTCTATAAATCGTATATTAACACGGTGTGTCACAGGTAATGATTATTCAGACCAAACATTTGATGACGTCGACAATGTACTTGTAAAATATTTTACGTTCAGATCTACACAATATACATTAGCACAGGTATATGAAATGGATAGGTCACCCATGAAAAGTGAATTCAATTGGTTATGTGATTTTTCAAATGAACATAATCCAAGTTCCGGTGACGCTTTTATAGAGGGGTTATATGAAAACGGTAAAACAAACATTGCATCCCGTGTCATGGAAAATAGAGAAGGGTTATTAAAACGATGGTTATCACAAACGAGTGAAACGAATGGTGAAAAATTGGGTTTAAAAATGCACAAGAAAAACATGGATATATCACGAAAAATGTTAATGAAATCTCTAGAAATTACACCTGAAACAAGCAAATCTTTTGATGAAGTATAAAGTTTTTGTGTGTGTATTATATAATGATTGGGAGTGCACACGTTCTTCCAAATTGGGGTATGAAGTTTCATTTTATAGGTATCGTGAAAGGTGGATATACAACAATCACGGACCCAGACGGTAAACCACGTATAATTTGTTTTAGTAAAAAAAAGACTGCTAATGAGTGTATAGACTACATAAGTAAATACCGTTCAAGCTACGGTGTATGGCCAGACATGAATTTAGATCAGCCTATTTCTCGAATAAACCCCGATAAAAAATTTAAGAAAAGAACACCCGAAAACATATCAGAATATATTTTCACTGAAGAAATGGTAAAGAGTCAACTCGACGAAATGTCAACCGGAACGGGTGTTTGTTACTTTTATTGCCACACTTTTACATATAAGGAAGATCTACTACAAATATCATTATCTGGTCAGAAAATAGACGGTGAAATAAACGAGAGATATTATAAATCAAGATTAGACACAAGGTTAAAGAATGTATGAGTATATAATATAAATGTCATTTGTTAAGGAATTCGATCCAAAAAAAGAAGAACACGTTATTTGGTTACAAAAAATAGATGATGTCATGCAACACGTTACAGATTCTACAAAAGCGAGTTTAGATATGATGAAAACTGTAAATGAAAATCCATTTGGTATTAAAATGAAGAACCCAATAGAATGGGCACAAGCACATTTTCAATTATGTATGAAATATTCACAAGCTGTTTTACGAGGAGTAGCTCATATTCCTACTCAAAGGTCTACTAATTAGAGATATAGATGAACGCGTTATTGGGTGGGATTTCTTAGTCATTTCGTGATATTCTTGTAGTGTAAAATCTAGGGGTTCGGAATATTCATTCATTCTTATGAGTAATATTTTACCCATGATAATCATGTTTGTGAAAGGTCTAGGTAATCTATTTTCATTAACTTGTAAATCAAAAGGCGATTCATCACATTTCAATATTACGACATCTTGTTCAGGCCATTGTCCAACGAATGATGCTTTACCTTTTAAAATTTTAAATATTTCGTATTTTTCTGGGGATATATCAAGGTTTATTTCATTAATTTCATTTCGCTTCTCATTTATTAAAACAGAACACGTCATTTATTTTATGTAAATAAAAAAAGTTGCTTTTAATAAATGAATAAAGTTACTAAATTATCTATAGCTGTTATAATTGTTTACCTGATACTAGAATATACTGAATGGTTTTCTTCGGGTGATACACGTGAGACTCACACTTCTGATGTATTTTTTGATTGTTCACCAGAAGATCCTTCTGAATGTAAAAAAAATAAAATGGAAAACCTAAGTAGATATTAAATTATACAATTTAAGTAATAATGTTATCTAGAGAATACGCAAAGGAAAAATATGCCGATGTTATGGGTTTAGATGTAGATCATAACATCGTTAAAAATCTTGAAATACATACATATAATTGGGCTTATATTAGAACAAAAGAATGTGGAGATACACCTGCATCAAATAATAGTAATCATATTGGACGGTATAAACAAAAATTTTTAAGCATGATGTATAATTTAAAAAAATCACCGAATTTGAAATCTCGTATATTAGATGGTGTATTAAAAACTGGTAATGCTGTAAATTTATCACCACAAGGTTTATGGCCCGATGGTCCACACGCTAAAATGTCAGAACAAATAGCAGTAACAGAAATGAAAAAACAACATGCGGCTAATTATATGCATGATAAAGATTACAAGGGTCTATTTAAATGTGGTAAATGTAGGGGGTATAAAACTACTTTTTACCAAATGCAAACTAGAAGTGCTGACGAACCCATGACTGTATTTGTTACTTGTCATGTATGTGATAGAAGATGGAAAACTTAAATCTTAATTCTAATCGAATATTCTGTATGTGTAAGATCCGTTGGTTGATCACCAACCGATAATACATAATTTAAACCTGTATTAACTTTTACGTTTCCTTTATTATGAGCTCCTGTTATATAAAGTGAATCATATGGTATATTATATTGTTTTAATTGCCATATTGTGAATACTTTTGATGCTGTATTTACAGGTCGAGCTGTTATAATAATAATTTTATACCCTAAGTTTTTTGCGTAATATAATAGATTAATAATAGGTGTATTAGCAACTCCATTTGTAAAAATAAGAGTATCATCTATATCAAACATAACTGCATCTTTTTGTGTTATAACTCGATCTCTTAGTATATTATCCATTTAATATACTTTAAGAATTAAAACTTTAAACAATAAAACATGGAAAGACAAATTGTAGATATTGAATACGAAGACGGTTCGCAGCACATTGGGCAAATATACAAAGATTTAGGTAACCATTTTTCTGTAAACTTTTTAGGATATGCAGGTGATGGTTTATGGGATTTTGATGGTGATTATGATCTTGTACCTAGAGAATCTATATCTGGATTTTATGATACTACCCGTTTACAAGATACTGGTTTATATGAAATAACAAAAAATGGATATTATGTGGAAGTTGATTCATCTGATGATGAATATGTATTACCATCTGATTCGGATTCGGATTCGGATTCGGGTTCCGATGTTAGCTTAGAAGATGAATTTTAATATTTATTAATAATAAATGAATAAAATGAACAAAAGAAATGTTATAGCTGCTGCAATAACAATAGTTGTTTTGTATATTTACAGTAAACGTAAACCAGAAGAAAAGGAGAAATACTGTGCTATGTGTATGACTAAGTAAAATATCAGGGTATAATATATATTAATATGGTTAAACAATTTAGACAGGGAGAAAGACAAAGTATAAGATCTGCTATTTTAAAAAGTAAAAAAGAAAAAGAAAAGATAAACGCTGCAAATATACTCATAAACATGAAGAAAGACAATAGAGCGGCTAATACTTTAGCTAATATGAGATTGAACAGAGAAATTAATAATATTGATAGAGATATTGTTAATTTGGAAAAAGATATTATAAAAAAACAAAAAGAATTAAATAAAATATTAAAAAAGGTATACTTTAATAGAATATTTAAAAAAAAGTAATATCAGGGTATAATAGAAATGCCTAAAACAAAAAAGAAAGTACCTGATTGGAATATAGTCACTAAGGCGGGTACTCCTCAGTCTCATAGTACACCAAAAAAGTTAAAAAGTCCTATAGGTATTAATTACAATAAATGGATAAGGGGGTCACCAATGTCACCTAAAAAATTAAATATGAATACACCTAAGAAACCTGTTACAAAAAAAAGTTTATTTTATAGAATAAAAAAATACATCGTAGGTTAAGTAAATCAATAATATAAATACGAGCTTACCATATTTATATTATTTGTAAATAGTATATGACTAACCAAAATAATAGTACACCAGATGGAAAACGTCTCGAAAAAATAACCGCTAATTATTTAAATATGGTAAAGAATATGCAATTGGGTGAAGAAAAACTTAAAAAATATAGAAAAAAAGAGGAATTAGTAAAACGACAACGGATGAGTATTGAAAATAGATTAGAAGAAATAAAACAAGAGAGAGATAAATTGGGGAAAATATTAAAACGTGAAGCCAACGCTTACTCGGTAAAAATAAAGAAGCGAAATACGTATCTACCCACTCATACATCTTCTTCGTCAAAATCAACAAAAACGTTAAATGAAAACAATAACCGTTATAAAAATAACAAAGAGAGAAAAAAAATAAAATTTTAAAATGTTTGTATAAATAAATGCCTTCTACGCGTATACAAGTTCCAAATAATAAGACTGTGAAGAAACAGTTCAGTGATTTGAAAAGTAAAACCAAGCCAAGACAACCAGCATTTAGAAGACCACCATTACCAAAAAAACAAAACAAAACAAATAACTTTATTAAATTCATGGCAAAGTTACAAAGAGGACTTTTTTTAAGACCAAATAGCAGATATAGTGTACCTAAGTCTTCCAATAAAAAATAAAAAAGTAATATATGAAAGATCCTTTTAAGACTCGTGTCACTAAGAACGACAAGAAATCTAAAAAAGGACTTTATACACAAAAATATATAAGGCTTAAACAAGAGACGCTTAATAACAGTAAGACAAACCAAAAAGACCATGGCTCCGTACAACCCACCAAGTACCCATTATAGTCAGTTTGACGTTTCACAATATATTGAGGATGATATTTTCAAGTTTATCGGTAAGAACGGTAAAAAGTTTTATTGGTTAACGCGTTACCTCGAGTTATCGTACATGTGGTATGATAAAAAACGTAAAGTTATTGAATTATGGGGCCCATTTGATTCTCTCCAGAATTTTCAAGCTCATCAAATTTTAGAGTGTGAATTAAACCTAAGTTGTAATAAAATAGAAGTATAAATTAAATAAAAACAATCAAAAAATGATATCCACCAGACCATACTCGCAGACTAAAGACCAAGATCCTCATTACTCTGCTCGTTTTCAACTCACACCCGGATCTTTTCTACATGGAATACTTAACGGTAAAGGTTGTAAATCTCGTGAAAGTAAACCTTTTTATGTTCAAAATCATAAAGATTATTTGACTAATTTGGAGAAAAATTATAAGTATTATGGCGTTCCTTTTAAAAAACCGAACGTTGAAGAATTACCTCCTTATAAATTAAAATCTGAACCTGGTGAAAATCACATCGACTACTTGGATAAAGTTATAGTTAAATTGAACGTTTTAAAAAATGGTAAAGTTCGTGTTAAGATTTTACCTCAAATGGCAATTTTGAATGAAAAATATTATTCAAAGGCAATAATTCCTCCTATTAAAAACGTTTTATTGGCGTTGAAAGGTGTTGGATATTCTAAGGAATATATTGATAATATAAATGAAAAACATAAAAAAAGACTGAAACTTATTGAAAGTAGATGGATAAAATTGGAAAAATATTTTGATACACCCTCTGTAAATTCTAAACAGAGAAAGAAAAAGAAGGAAAGGGTGATTGAAAAGGAAAAGGAAAAGGAAATGGGAGTGATAGAAGATGAGGATCCAGAAGAAGAAAAGAAAGACGATGACGAACCAGAGGAAGATGAGGCGATTGTGGTGGACGAAGAAGGTGACGATGAAGAAGCTGTTGAAGACGATTACGTATCAGATGGAGGAGACGATTAAAACTTAAGTCAAACTTTTTTTTAATAAAAAATAATTTACAAAATGAATATTTTCTTTTTATCTATGAATCCCGAAGAACTTGCTTATATGTATTGTGATCAACATGTAATCAAGATTCTACTCGAAATATGTCAAATGATGTATACTGCATGGTTTTACTCCGATCAAACGGAATACGTGGAATTGAATGCACCTTATACTGTAAATGGAGCACGTCGAGGGTACAAAGCTGCACATAAAAAACACCCAACAACGTTATGGATATCGTCGAACATAAACAATTACAATTTCGCGGGTGAAATTGGAATGTCACTCGCGCTCGAATATACTAAACGGTTTGGTAAAGTCCACGCGTGTTCTAAACATATACTTTGGTTATATAAAAACAAACCTTCACATTTCGAACTTCGTGAGAGTGAAACCGCGTATTATCCAATACACGACTTTAAACACGGATTAACACGAATACCAGCGTGTATGCCCGATAAATATAAAGTACCAAGTATTATTGAATCGTATAAGTTATATTATACAGGTGAAAAAGAGATTTTTGCGAGATATACTAGAGTTTAATTTAAAAATATACTATAAGATGAACTGGAAACGGTTCCGTAAACGTTTAAGAAAAAAACGTAAAAAAATACAAAAAATTATATATAAATACCCTGTTATTGTGATTATATTCTTACAATTAAGTATAATGGGGACCATTTCAATCGTATCAAAATTATTTAGTTCCCCACCCTTAAAAATAGAAAAGAAACCCGAATATGAACACCGAATATATAGTGATTTTATTAAAAGTGTTAAGAAAAACGAAATCGTTAAAGCGGAAATAAACCCTCAAAATGATATCGTATACTTCGAAGAAAAGAATGGAACTATAGGTACTTCGTATTACACACCCTCGGAAGATTTTTGGAAAATAATGTCTGAAAGCCATGTAGATTTTGATTTAGTTAGAACACCGATAAGTGGAACTTTTAATGATTTTGTATCGTTTATGTTCATAACTATAGGTTTCTTTGCTATTTTTAGAATGTTTAGTGGAGGTGGTCAAAGTCCCTTTTCTATGATGAAAAATGATATTGACGTAGAAAGTCAAATAACAACGCGTTTTGAGGATGTCCAGGGTATAGATAGTGCTAAGGATGAACTCGAAGAGATAGTTGATTTTCTTAAACAACCCGAAAAATATTTTGGTACGGGTGCTAAAATACCAAAAGGTGCCTTATTAACGGGTAAACCAGGTACAGGTAAAACACTTCTAGCGAGAGCTATTGCGGGTGAATCGTCTGTCCCTTTTATTCAGTGTTCGGGGTCATCGTTTGTTGAAATGTTTGTCGGTGTGGGTGCAAAAAGGGTCAGAGAAGTGTTTGAAATAGCTAGAGAAAATGAACCATGTATTATTTTTATAGATGAAATTGACGCGATCGGTAAGAAAAGGAGTATAAATGGGTTTGCGTCGAACGACGAACGAGAACAAACAATCAATCAACTCTTAACCGAGATGGATGGGTTTGATAACACTTCACAGATTGTTGTTATTGGTGCAACAAACCGTATCGATATACTTGACGATGCGTTATTACGACCCGGTAGATTCGATCGTAAAATCCAAGTTTCTTTACCCGATGTTCATGGGCGTGAAGAGATACTCAAAGTACACTCCAAAGACAAACTGTTAAGTGTCGATGTAAGTCTTCGCGATCTTGCAAAACAAACGACGGGGTTTTCAGGCGCCGATCTTGCAAATGTTATGAATGAATGTGCGATACGAGCTGTCCGCGATGGAAAATCTGGAATGATAACACCCGATATTGTCGAAGACGTGTACCAAAGAATAGTTGTCGGTGCCAAAGGAAACCGTTCCGTTTCTGGGGCACGTAAGGCGCGAGTTGCGTACCACGAAGCGGGACACGCTATTATTGGTGTACTCATGCGTGAATACGACGAGGTTCGTAAAGTGAGTATATTACCGAGAGGTGATGCGGGTGGTGTTACATATTTCCAACCATCGACGGATGATATAGGTATGTATACGAAAGATTACCTTTTATCACAAATTAAGGTCGCACTTGGTGGTCACGCTGCAGAAGAAATCGTTTATGGACGTGACCACGTTACTACAGGCGCATCCAGTGATTTTCAACAAACGTTCAACATTGCGCGTGAAATGGTGACTACGTACGGCATGAGTGAAACTATAGGTAAAATGAATATTAACTCCGATCTTATATCTCCCGTGACAGCAAACCATATCGATATAGAAATACATGATATAGTTGAATCATGTTATACGGAAGTGAAAGAACTCCTTAATACATATCGTGTTAAACTCGAACACTTGAAAGAGATACTGGTTGAAGAAGAGATTGTTGATGGTAGTGTTGTCTATGAAATGATCGCGTCGTGTGATTTAAGAAGTCGCGTGAAACCGATGGGTACTTTACGAACGTTCAAAGATGCGTTTGATAGTTTTGACTCGTATAGAGATGGGGATGATATTATTTTGCCCTAATATTATATGAATGAGGAAGGTGAAATTATTTTTTTAAGTGTAAGTTGGTTTATTATATGTAGACGGTTTTTAGAAAATTTTAAATAGTAATTGAATTTTTTCTCAGCGTATTATAAATGTCTAGGGTCGGTGTTACAAATAGAACTCCCGCGCGAACATCTGAAACAATCGAATTAAATGTACTAAATTTAGCAAAAGAGTGGAAAAAAGTTAATATTAAATTGAAAAAAAACATGAAAATAAAAGAAAATATGGAAAATACGTTCCGTAAAGTGGTTACATCTACTAATCTTACAAACATGACACCAAAACAACAAAAAAAATGGCGTAAATGGTTAAATGATTTTGAAAAACGCATTGAAAGATTTGAAAAGGAAATTAATAAAATGAAAAAACAGAGAAATGAAATAAATAATAAGGGTAAAATATCTGCGAAGAGGTCAAAAATAAGTACTAATAGTTTAAAAAAGATAGCTAACAATCTTAATATTAAATAATAAAAAAAATATTAAAATATCAGTACATAGTAATACTAAATGTCAAATCGTAAATCAAAAACAGAAACACCTTCATTACGAGAGGCATCAAATAGAATAAAATATAAAAATTCTATATCTAAAATTATAAAATATAAAGATGGGTATAATAAACTTATCAATATAATACAAAACCATTTAAATAAAAGTGATGAGAATATTAATAATGTTGATATAAAGATTAATAATATCAATAAAGAAATTAATGATATTGATAAAGAAATTAATAGAAAAACCCGATCGATAAAAAAAACATCTTCTAAACAAGTACTTGATCCTTTTTCAACTCCTTCAAAGAATAAGATAAAATACAGTCTTTTATATGAAAATTTATCCAAAAAGAAAAATCTACGAAATTCCTTGAAACAAAAATTATTCATAACTTTACGAGAAAGAGATTCGTTTGAAGAACACAAAAAAACATTAAAAAAAATTTTAGAACAGTTTATAAAAACAAGAAATAAAATTCAAACGAGGTTTAAAGTCTATAAAAATTTAATTATAAAAAAATATTCATTAAATCCTAATGAGACGAAGTTTTTGAAATCGGAAGTGAATGATATGAATAGAGAATTTCGTAAGGATAAAAACGGTGTTGGAAAGCTTGACAAATGGAAAAATATTTCAATAATAACCGAAAAAGAAAACAATAGATAAATAAAGATAAAAATATACACCTAAGTTCTATGTATTAAATTTAAAATTTAATTAAAATAATAGTCATTCAAGTTTCGATATATAATATACGAAAGTTGAATATACATTTAAATAATTGTGATTATATTAAAGAAAACAATCTAAAAATTTACAATGAATTATATTGCATGGGATACAGAAACAACGGGTCTTCCTAAAACACGTAAAGGTGAAAGAGTAACAGTTGATAATGTTCATAAATTTGATAAGTGTCGAATGTTAACCTTAGCATTCGTTAAATATAATTATAACGGTGAAGAGGTTGGTTCTTATCATGGTACAGTGTACCCAGATACATTTGAGGTTGCTGCAACACATGTCCACGGTATTACACAGGAATATGCGAGAGAAAATGGGCAACCGTTTGGGTATCTCTACGCATCTCTTAAGGAAGCTACGAGAGATACTAAATTATTGGTCGCGCACAATTCTCTTTTTGACGAGAACGTATTCTTTGCTGAGTGTTATCGCCGGGGTTTCGATACAGAACCGTTTGACGAAGTTACGTTTGTTGATACACTGGATATGGCACGGTCTATTTATCCTACGTTAAACAATCACAAATTGATTACATTATATGATCACATCTTTGGTGAAGAATTTGACGGTGCTCACGATGCCTTAAATGATGCACGTGCGTGTGGTAAAGTATATAACGTTATGCGTGATAAAAAATGGGAAATGCGTGATATTGGGGTTGATAGAGTTGTCATTAAAGCATCTGACGTTGCTGCAATTATTGGTAAAAATCAATATAAGAAACCTCTCGAGATTATCGATAACCTTTGGAGTAAATATAAACCTGATACGTTTGAAGGTAAAACAAAGGATCAGTGTGCAGTTGAAGCTATTGAAAAGTGTAAATTCTCGATGGGTATTTTGAAAGATACGGAAACGTATAAATCTTTCAATTCTGTTGACGTAGAGAGAAAATTCAAAGCAGTTTCTAACCAACTTGATTTATATTCAAATTTACGGGGTGATGATAAAAAGCATGCAATTGATTATTTACGTAAGACTTTATACACTAACCATGGAACAAGACACGAGGATACCACAGCTGATAATTATAGTGACCTTGAAGTTGACGAAAACTTTTATACGTATCCAATTTGTTCTCT